AAGATTTCTATTCATTTCAAAAATTCCAATTTGGCGATTTGAAACCACACTTCTTAGCTTTCTTGAATTCTCGGTCTTCTTTTATGTAGAGTTCATTTTCTTCAACATACTTAGGACATACAATCAATTCAATTTTAGTTGCTACAATTTCAATAGCGTCTGGATGGTTGCCAAGAACAGCCGCGACATTTGGCAATTCTCTTCCATGGTCAACTACAAAAATTACTCTTTTGCCCTCCTTACGAAATCGTTCCTCCTCAAGAATGATTTCCGAAACCCTTGAATCAAAATCACTATCAACAATGTGAATTCCATCATTCATTTTTAATTCGCCTCCAAAAACAAATTGACAAAATTAATAGTTTCTTTTGGAATTCCTTGCTTCTGTTCTCTTCCCATTCCATCAACAAAAGCAACATATTCCGGAACGCGGCATTCTTCACAAGCGGAAAAATATTGGTTAATCTTGTTGTAAGTTTCAAAACAAATCTCATCCTGAACATACAACGACGCGATAGCAATTCCAAAACTAAATTCAGTGATACATCCGGCAGTCAAAAGACAAAACAAATTCTTCAACTTGTCAAATTCTTTTGTGTTCATTTTTGTTTCCTTTTGATTAGATTTCAAACTCACAAACAAAATCGTTATTATCCCAAAAGTTAACAATAAACAACGAGGGATTCTTTAGAAAGAAAATCTGTTCTTTTTGAATAACTTGCCCAAACAAAATCAAACACGAAAGAAGCCTATCCGTATCCGATTCCTTATATTTTACATAAAACGAATAGGAATTGCCAGAAATATTAAATACAATCTTTCGCATAAGCATTGTTAATTCCTTTCAATACTCCAAAACAATTTCAAGAATAGTCGCGGGTCTGTCTACATCCAAATGTTCAATAGTTGTAGTGGACTGATTGAACTTGATACTATTCGGAATACACGTCGTATTCTTCCTAATATTTCTATAAACAATTCCCCTCAATTCGTCTTGTGTAAAAATAGAAAATTGTTGTTGTGGTAAAAGAATCGTAGTCTCTCCATTCTTTTGAGAAACTAAAGAAATCAAATACCTATTTGGTAGCACCATTTTCTTTTCTCCTTTAGATGTTTTGTTTACTTGTTTCTATTCTCTCAAATTTATTCTAAGCCTGTTTGTGGCAATATTGCGGAATTAGTCCACCCGATTCTTTTGGAACCATTCAAACATATCCACAATTTCACAACCATGACCAACACTGTTTGTAATATATCTCAATGCCATTTCCGCTTCCTTGCTATCACTTTCCGTATACCTATAGATAACAGGATGAAGCGAAACAGAATCAAAAGGAATGAACTTTGGATTCATTAACCCGGAAGTGTTATGACCAGAATATCCACAAAACACTTCATTATTTTCGTTTACAATCATTTGAGGCATTTTAATTTTCTCCTAAATCGGCATGAAAGTTTGAGCGTTCATTTCAAGGACTTCCGAAAGAATCCAACGGCGCAAATCCTTTGGAAGAGAATCAAACGAAACCTTTTCACCAAGATGATTTCCCATTGGACTTTCAATGTGTAGTCCAATTCCCTGCGGGTCAAACGGAAAACCATTTGAAGACAAAGCGTAATGGAGAGTCATTCCCTGCGACTTCCGAGTTTCAATTCCCGGAAAAACAATTGTGTAACGGTCGCAAGTTTTTCCCTTGTTGTCGTAGCAAACAAACTTGATTTTATTGATTGTTTCCATTGTTCAATCTTCCTTGTTAAACTTTTCCAAAAACGAAATTGGCTCAATCCGAATGTTAGTAATGAAAACAGTTCTTTCAAGATTTGACAACGCTTCCAACTGTTCTTCCGCAACCTTCCAAAAAAAATAAATTTCAACTTTCTTTTGGAAAGTGTTCTTGGTGAAGAAATGGAAGATTGGGGCGTTTCTTGAATTGTAGTCTCCTGTGAAAACCCATTCAGTATTCGTTGAACTTCCATCAGCAACAATCACGAACATTTTAGTTTCTCCTTTTGTTAGATAGAATATATGCGATTTTTCCATGGAAGTCAAGCTGGATTTTCTTTCGGTGTTTAATAGGCAGAAATGTTAAAAGAAAGCGCAAACTTGAAAGAATGCGCTTTGAACTGATTAACTTTTACGCAAACATATACAGACAATCATACTCGCTGTTATACATTACTCCACAACGAGACAATTCCAAAACATGTTCAATGGTAATCACCTTTTCCAACTCTTTAATTTTCACACCAAGATAAATTTCGTCCTGTTCCGCATCCGAAACGATATCGGAATAAAGAACAGGAATATATTTAGTTGGTCCTTCTATTGGAACGCTTGGGACCAACTTATCCAACAAAAGAAATGCGTGAAGGTCCGGGCGATTACTCAGCTTGTTTTCAACCCAATAAAACTTTCCATATTCATCGCCGTCAAAAAACGAAAACATTTGAGCAATCTTGGAATCATCGGAATTTTCATCATAAACAAAATCCGAAAGATTCTTTGGTGTCTTATAGTGTTCGGCTTCCATTTTCTATTCCTCCCTCAATTGTTCAATCTCTTTTTGAAATGTAATAGGTTGAAATGCTTGTTTACACTTATACGAACGCAAACCATTTGGACATGTATCGCAAAACAAAATACACTTCTGTCTCTTTCCTGTTCCAATCAGATAAAGACATTCATTCGAACATTTATTAAAGTTTGTTGGTTCTGGAATACAAATCTCAACCGTGGATGTAAGAATATTTGTTGACATTTCTTTCTCCTTTCTTTTACTCAAACCGAACAAATTCAAATTCATATCCACAATCTTCCAACAAATCCCGAATCTGTTCAAAATCATCCGCAGGAAATTCCCAAAACCCTCGGTAATGAATAGAAGAAGTTTCCAGCCTTTGTTTTTCTTTTCCACCCAAATCCTTACAACGCGAAATTACTTGAAGGAAAAGAGACTGCTCGTTGTTTTCCAATTTCCGCTTGTTGATAGAAATGTCCAAAAATTTCCAATCAATTAGAGCAAGCATTTTCATTTTTCATCTCCTTTTTCCTTTTGTTGTCTCTTTCTTACATATAGAAGATACAGTTTTTGGAAACAATGTCAAGCTGGAATTTTCTTCGGCAAATTATTCTCACTCCAAATTGATTGTGGAATATCCCATAACAAAATTTCCAGCATACACATTCCTAATTTCATAAACATCAATTCCATCAATTTGCTTGAAATAAGAACACGACAAAACAATTCCTGGAATGTTGAATATCTTGGTTCCAATTTCCGCCAAAGATTTAACAGAGAATCCCCGATTACTCTTTTTTCTCAAATCCCGAATTCTGAAATAAAACATATTATATATCCTTTTGTTATATTCAATTATCAATCTGTTTCATCAATTTCCTAATAGCTAACTTGGAACGAATCATTGTTACAACAGTAAAACAAAATCGCGCCAAATCACACCGCCAAAAATATTGTAAAAATGAAACCGAGAAATGAAAAATTCATGAGATTCAAATTCCTCCGATTTTTCCGGCACTTTCGTTTTAATGTCAAGCAAAATACGAACATTCCGCTTCTTTTGAATTGGATACAAAGGAATGATGATGTTAACAGATTCAACAATGTCTTTGAAATGTTCCTCTTTATCTGTATCATCTACATTTGAATAAGGATTAACCATATATTCATTAATTAGACTGAATATATCCAAGAAAAAGTTTGAATCCCTTCCACAACAGCAAAATTGAAATGGGAAACAAACATCCTAGAAGAAAGAACAACATTTTCAAAACTTATTTTTAATGTCTAGGAAAAAGAAACGTGTCTCCTGAAATAACTTCATCCTCCAAAAGAATCTCAATCCGAATTCCAATTTCAGGACAAAAATCCGGATTGTGTTCCTTACAAACAATCCGCAAATTGTTCTTTAGAAAATCCCTCAACTCTTGTTCATTCATTTTTCTTTTCCTCTGTTTAAGTTTTCTCTTTCCTACGAATAGAATATACACCAAAACAAAAACAAAGTCAAGCTGGATTTTCTTTCGGTTCTCAATAAGAGCAACACCATAAAAAGCGGAAATGTTCCATTCCGCTTTTTCCCAATCAAATCAAAACCTATTCCACAAATAATCACCAAACCAACACCCAAAACGATAAACAAACAAAACTAAAAATACAATCAAAGCAATGGGAAGAAAAAGAAAAACTATTCCTCCCCAACCCCTAGAAACCGTAAATTCTTCAACCAAATATTGGGCAACAACAGCAAATACAAAAATATACAAAAGAACAAAAACAAAACCAACCAAAATTGTAACAATCATTCATCCACCTCCTTCAAATATTCTTGTCCAGCCAAAGTCAAATATCCATTCCCTATATAGTTCTTAATCTTCTGATATTCTCCATCTTTAGCGTAAACCGCAAGAATGTCCTCAAATACAACATCCTCCGTAGTAGAATGATGCCCATACAAAATGAAAATACAAATAGAATTCTCAGAAATTTGAATGATATGTCCGTCCCAAATAGAATTAGGCCCATCCCCATGATAACCATTCCATTTGAAAATTACATCGTCACCAATTTTCAAATCAGACTTTGTGATTGTATTCATTTTTATTCTTTCTTAATTGAAATGTGTGAAATGAATATTATCACCAAAGATGAATATTGGCGTCAAAATAGAAAACTAAATATGTAACTACCAATGCTAAAATCATCCAAACACTTGTATAGAACCATTTATTCATTACATATTCCTTTTGAAAATCGTAGAAATAATCTCAAAGAATTGTTTTTAGATATGTATTCTTCAAACAAAATGTAGAATCAAAAACAGTTTTATACGAATCAACAAAAGACATAAAAATAAATTTGCCGTAGGATTTGTGGGACATTGGGTTATTACCATACCAGAAACCACGATAAGCGTAAAACCCAGCAGAAGGATACCCGTTATTCTTAAAATATTTCTTATTCCGATAATGATTTTCTGTTATTTCCAAAACAATCCAATGACATCCATCAATTTCAACAATCATGCCATTTTTCATAGCGTTTCCCGTTCTAGGTTAAGTGTAATTGAAATTCGAAACAGAAATAATAAAAATGAATACTTGAGATGTTTTCAAAAAAAATTATTTCTTCCCGACGGCCTATATATGGCTCGATTTTTATTTCCCCACTTTGAGATATTTCTTTTTTCTCTTTTCCTATTATCCCATTCTTTATATAGCCATTTTCTCAAAGGGCATTATTGCGGCATTTTCATTTCATCAAATCTAATCTTCATTCCCATCCCTTTTCAGTCATTCTTTATTACACAACATTATCGCCTTTTGTAAATCTTCCGCCCGTTTAACATTAGCGCATTCGATAACAACAATATTATTTTCATCTGTTACGAGAACGGAATATTTCTTTTTCCTTTTCCCCGCCCGTTCCAGATACGCTCCACAATTCTTATTCATTGTTACCGTTTTCATTCTTATTTAATTCACTCCAATTATTTGTAATTTATTTTAATGCGTTGTTTATTTCTTTTGAATCATTTTCCTTACGACACCCGAAACCTTGTTGAAACAAATTACAAATAATTATTTCGTTATTCCATGGTAAGCGACTTGTCCTGCGGAGCAAATCATATTGACTTTGAATTCATTGTTTTCGAATTGAGTTGAATATCCGTTGGGCCATTTATCTCTGATTATTTTTATTGAATAGTTTTCTTTTTTGGATTCGTCAACAAGGTTGTGTCAGATTGAATATGCTTCTTGAGTAGTAATGGTTTTCATTGGGGCGGTCCTTTTGTTAGATAGAAGATAAGGAAAACTGGAGGGAAAGTCAAGCTGGATTTTCTTTCGGTTTCCAAAAGGCAGAACGAGCAAAAGAAAAGTGAGAGTTATTTTTGAAATCTCACTTCTTTGCTTTTGTTCTCTATATGGGCGAAATTTTATTTACTTTTCAATCCATTCGACAAGAGGAACGATTTTGAGATTTTCGTTCTTATTGTTTTGGTTTCTATTGGAAAGAATGTTATTGATTGTCGATTGTGCGATTCCTTCGCTTGGATAGATTGTGACGTTGATTGGAAGGTTTTGATGGTAGTCGGGAAGATAAACCCAAACTTCCAAGAATGTTCCAAGGTTAGGAATGAATTGAGAAAATGCGCCGTTGTTTTCATTTACGATTACGAACATTGAGATTCTCCTTTATTCTTCAATCATTTCAACGATTTTGTGGGAAAAATGGAAATAATCAATTCCGTGACGATTGAACCGATAAGGCGTTCCGTCATTCACATCTTCAGCACAATAAGGAAAACCTGCGAACGCCAGACTAATTCGCGTAATCTTAACGATTTTGTCTTCGTTGGTTTTGTATTTCTTTCCTTCTATGATGTCCATTGTGTTTCTCCTGTGAAAGATTGATTTTCTCTGACATATAGAAGATAAGGTATTTTAAGAAGAAAGTCAAGCTGGAAATTGTTTCGGTTCTTGAAAGGCGTGATGTGAGAAAGAAACGGCAGAACTGAGCGAACAATTCTGCCGTCCTTTTTCTTCTGTAGTTGTCTGGTTAACTTAACTTTCATCCATCATTCACCAACAAGGTAAACAGGCAATCGCTTTTATATCCGACAACGAGATTGAGCTTAATTGCTCTTTATACCTACAGAAAGAATTTATTTGTTGTTTCCAATCCAATCAATGAGAGGAAGTATATTGGTTTTGATTTTACATTTTGAAAGAATGTGTTGTTCTTTTAAGGCGTATTCTTGATTGTAAAAGATGGTTATTTGATTTCCTTCTTTATCATATTTCTGAAAATCTATTGAAGTTTCGGAAAATCCTTGGAATGCTTCATTCTTTTCGTTAACAAGAATCAACATTTTTCATTTATCCAAAGAAAGATTGGAATGCTGGGATGATTTCTTTGCTTCGGAAAATCACAACATAAATCAGATAGAACCATCCGAAAAATGCGTGAAGAACACTCCAAAGAAATCCGTTGAGAACAAAGGAAACAAATCCCGAAAGAAAGAATCCGATTCCAACGCCTGTAGAAGTTGTATTTGACATTCTGTTCTCCAATGAAAAAAGAAGTGAACTGGGGATTCAGGGCTCGAACCTGAGACATTCTGATTAACAGTCAGACGCAACTACCTACTGTGCTAATCCCCAAAAATTAAAAAACCGTGGTGGGATTTAGCATTGTGTTACCCACATTTTTCCGAATGTCGTTCCCGCCAAGGACGCAAACAAACATTATTAACTTACACGGTTCTATTCAAAAGCAAAAAGAAGTTAGGTAATATCCAATCAAGCAAAGACGTCTAGAAAATCTTTATTGCTTCACTATGGAAAGTGTTGTGTAATGGAAGTTTATTTGACCACTACACAAATGCCGTTATTTCTAACAAGCTACCAAGATTTAAGGGAAGGACAAAGAGCCGACGAGACGACGACCCATTCCGCAAAATTCTTTCGTTTACATATTCTTCATGTAATTGGGTGTAAAGCCATATGAAGAATACTTATTACCATTATGTTCTTCTGAATCTACCGTCGCAAATCCTCCAAACATAGAGATTATATTTCTACAATCTCACTCCTCTTATTGATGTCAAAGAAAACAAAGATTGCTTAGGGGAATCGGACCCCATTTCTACACTCGGCATTAGTTTGGCACGAAGACGCAAGCTAAATGTTGTTCCAAACGTAAAGAGCTAACCCAGAGAGCAATTTTTTCAATTGGTCATTCTTTTCTGTAGCCCCAAGAACTTACTAAACCAATCGCCCATGAGTTTCCGGAAGTCGCTTTGCTGGCTTGTTCCTTTCCCTCATGTCTTTAATATACGTTGGAAAAATAGGAAAGTCAAGCTGGGATTTCCTTCGGTCTACAAAAGGTGGGAAGTGGAAAGAAAAGTGAGAACTATTTCTAATTCTCACTTCTTTGTTTTTGTTCTCTATATGGCCTCGGTTTTAGAAACTTCCGGATTCAATAAATGTATTGTTGATTTCCTGAAGTTGTTCACTCATAGGAAGAACATATTTGTTGTATAAATCGAAATATTCCTCTTCCGTCAAATCATTTCTTAGGTTGCACATTGTAGATGACATCATTCCGAAAGTCACATTTCCGTTGATGAAGATTGTGCGTCCTTCCGGATTGTTCAAGATTGGAATTGCGGAAGTGAATTGAGCGCACAACTTTTCGATAGCTTCTACTGCTGGATTCTTCATTTTTATTTTTCCTTTTTAGTTTTGTTTAGAGGGGCATTATTGCGGATATTTGAAAAGAATTAGAACGTTGCGAGTCCTGTGTTTCCCATGACTTCCACAACCGAATTTCCAAAGAAAGCCGTTGCGTTGTTCTTGAAAAACTCACGAAGAGAATTCAATTCATCTTCAGTCAGTTGGTCCTTGACGGCAGTTTGGCAACGACACTCGGAAATCAATCCAGCCGAAGTCGGATAGTTGACATTCTTGGATGTGAGAAGAAGACGACCAGACTTGTCAATGAATCCAAACCTACCGTCAGACTGAATCTTGATGTATTGGTCGGATTCGGAAACAGGGTAAATGACGAAATTCTGTTCCTTTCTCATGTTGGCGAACTTTCCGTCAAACGAGAAACAGAGAGACGATTTCTTGAGATTGTGAAGCATTTGTTTGTTTACTTTGAAATGGGTGTCTCTTCCTTACACATAGAAGATAAGGTATTTTATGGAGAAAGTCAAGCTGGAGTTTCTTTCGGTTATTAAAAGGTGGAATTAGAAAGAAAAATTCCCGACTCAATTAAGAATCAGGAATTACTTTTGGTTTTATTCCGGAGAATTAAAATCGAGAATGAACTTTCCAATCTTTTCGCCAAATTCAACAAAAACTCGGCAAAGAATCAGAAATGTTCCAATCGGACCTAAAATGAAAAATATGGCTTTCAAATCAAGTTTTGGTTCAAGAACCGTTATTACTCCGTTATTAAAAGATCCTAAAAGAGCCCACCCAATACAAGCCAGAATGATGATGGAAGCAATCAACATTTTCTTTTCTTTCTTTTGAATTGAAAAAGACGGAAACTATTTCTAATTCCCGTCTACGTTTTTGGAAAGAATCAGAAACCAATTCCAAGATTGATTTCGTTGTATTCCTCGCGCATGAGACGATTGTTTTCCCAGGCAACCGTCACGAAGGGCGTTTCCATGGTTTCCACTGCCTTGATTTCCAGTTCCTTCTTTTCGGGAGCCACGACCGGAACCTCGGCACGAACCAAGTCATGCGAAGGAATGGTAAACTGAGGAAGAGCCATTTCCGGAGCACGGTCATCGTTCTTGGTCTCGGCAAAGGAAGTGACTGCGAGAAGGGCGATGATGGTGAAGAGCTTGTTCATTTTCTTTTCTTTCTTTTTTGAATTTTGTGGAGAGCTTTTCTTGTTCTCTCCTTCCGACATATAGAATATAGGCCGAAACGAAAGGAAAGTCAAGCTGGATTTTCTTTCGGTTTTCAAAAGGAGTGAAAAAATAACGAAAGGTTTTAATCTTTCGTAGTTTTCTGAATTTCAAAACTCAGGATTTCGTCTTTCGCAAAAACCCTTTTTCCATTGAAAACCAGACTTAGGATTGTCACGGTTTACGAAATATGTCTTCTTGTTATTCTGAATGATTTCCTCAGAACAATGCTCATACCTTTCCAGATTGTTCTGAATAAATTCCAAAACAACTTCAGGAGAAACCAAACATTCATTTGCCGAGCCACAAGCGAACATATCATACTTGGGAATGAATTGCGAAGGAACCCCCACAACTTTTGCGACTTGACGACCACGATACACCGAAACCGAAAGAACGATATTTGCGTATGAATCACCATTGAAATAATTGCTGACGAAATCTCCAACTTTCAACGTTTCCATTTTCGTTCTCCTTGATTTGGTGGTCTCTTCCTGACATATAGAAGATAAGGAAAACTGGAGGGAAAGTCAAGCTGGATTTTCCTTCGGTCTTCAAAAGGCAGCAACCAGCAACAAAAACACATTCTAAAAAGAAATGCGTTAAATAAATCAAAATTTCATTCTCTAACCTTTCGCTCCGATTCTATCTCTGTCTATTCTCTTCTTTTCGTGTGGCAACCGAATTTGAATCCGAAGATATTTCAGTCTCCCGAAGGACTCTAACACTACTCAAAAGATACTAAAACAAATCAATCCTCTTCACAATAGTATTTATAAGTTTGTTAATTTTTCTTTTTCCTTTTACTTTTTTGAAATATTAGAAGAAAATAAGAGAAAATATGGTGTTTTTTGTGACAAAATCTGACAAATTGAAGGTAAAATATCGATGCTCAAAATGGCCCACAAGCCGCATGAATAAAGGGCTGAAGGGAAATTAAAGAAAAGTAAAAACGAAATTTACTGCTTGGGACTAAGGGGTAAATGAATAAAAGATAAAAACGAAAAAGCCCCAATTTCTGAGAGCTTTTCAAATATTATTTTTCTATTTTTATTCTCTCTATATGGGCCTCGATTTCAAACATTCTTTTTGAAACCATAACCCCAATCTTCAGAAATCCAAGCTTCAGTCGTCGCCCACATGAACAATTCACAAAAAGTAAACTTGATTTGATTTTGAAGAATCAATTCCTTTCCAGTTTCTTCCGCATATAATTCTTCCAAGTGTTTCCAATCAACAAGTCCAATCAACTTCTCGGAATGATACCTATGAGTTTCCATCCTCGTAGAAATCCCAACACGAACATTCCTATCCGAATATTGACGGATGTTCTCGTTCCCATGAAGAGCCGCGAACAAAACATCCGTCAAGTTTTCCCAGAAAGGAATTCCAAAACCAAGAATCATGGTATCGATGAGATTGTAGTGGGTATTGGAAATCATCGTGCGTTCTCCTGTTTGAGGTTATTGTCTCTGACATATAGAAGATACAGCATTCCACGACCAAAGTCAAGCTGGAAATTGTTTCGGTTGTTAAAAAGGCGGAATGCTGTAAAGAAAAGTTAGAACTTATTTGAAAATGTTCTCACTTGAAATATGTCTCTATATGGCTCGATTTCATTTTCCTATTCCTTTGTTCCAGTTATATATTTCCTGTGCCGCCAATGCTTAGGATTGTTAATGATTTTCAAACACAATTTACAATCAACATCCGAAACAACCGAAGTTGAATTTGTTCCGTCTTCAGAATCAGAATGTTCACATCCACAAACCGTTCCAGTTGTGAATCCACCATATTTGTTTTTAACTTCAAAATTCAAATGAGTAACCATTTCTTTTCGCCTACTTCCTAATGTTAAAATAAATCCGCGAATCAAAGTCAATTATTTCAAAATCTTCCTTTTTGTGTGTTTTGTAAATCCATTCACTATCCAACATTGTAGGAAGTCGCAAATCCGAAAATGGAATCAATCCAGCCGAAACTCCACGAACAAACAACTGATTCTGAAAAATGTCAAAAAAAATTTCTTCAGGAAAAATCAATTGCTCTCCATGAATCGTCCCGTCGTCTTTCTTGATTTCTAAAACAAACACAGGAAATTTGTTGTATGCCAAAACTTGAAGTTTCATTTTCGTCCCCCATTAAATAGAAGATACTCCATTTCCAAACCAAAGTCAAGCTGGAGTTTCCTTCGGTTCTCAAAAGGCTAACCTCAAAACATTTTCTCATCTTTTCTTTTCCAAACCTATTGACTTTCACTACAACAAACACTATATTCAGTAAACATCCAGAACATCACCCCAAGGAAACCACCTAATCTTGATACCATTTTCACATTCATTCCAAATAATAGCCAATACGTTTCATATAATTCAAAAGAAAGAATCTAAAATGAAGTGAAAAGAAAAAGAAGAAACTATTTGAAATTAGATTGAAAGGAAAAAAGAAAAACGATAGATGAAGAAAGAGAAAAGAAAATGAAAGGAGTGAACATGAAGTGGCGTCGTTGAAAGAAAATGAGAGAATGTTAAGAAAATAAAAAAGAAATACATGAAAAATAAAATAATGAAGTGAGAAGAAAAAGAAATAAAAGAAGAATAAGAAAGGAATTAAATATGCGGTAAAGATATAAGGAACTCTGGGAATATAGCCTATATGAGCCATATAACCAAGCTGGAGTTTCCTTCGGGCTTCAAAAGGCGCGGGTTGGGCTGACTTGAGATGGCACCACCGAAGAAATATCCAGCTTGACTTTCGGATGTTTTGGAAGTATATTACTCTATGAAGAAGTGTGGGATGAAATAAACGAAGATGGAAATAGATGAATAAGTTTGGAAAAATGTGGAGGAGCGTGGGTGGGAATAAATGGGAATGAAGAAAAATGAAAATGAATAGGAGGAAATGAAAAATGTAAAATAAGAAAATGAAAAATGGAAAAGTAGAGGGTAATACGGAGGAACCCGGATTTAGCTATATTTTTGGCATTTTTTGGTATACCGTATATTGGGGGTGTTAAATTGCTGAGATTTTTAACGACATTTTTATTTTACATTATATTTGATGAGTGATTTATTTTTATCTATTTCTTATTTTGTTGTTTTTGTTTATAGTGTTTAATTAGTTTAACAAAGGAGAACAGAATGAATAATTAAAGTATCTTCGTGTGTAGTTTATTTAAAAACGAAAATCAACTTAAAAAGGATAAAACAATGAGATTAATGATTTTGATTATTGGACTATTTGGTAGCATTTCTCTGGCCGAATTTTACAAACTATCAAATGTAAAACGAATTGACCAGAACCTATACAAATACGATGGTGGATATATTGCCACGAAATATTGTTATGAATATACATATGGCGTAACGGTTATATACAACGATAACACCAGGGAAATAATTTTTGATAGTGGTAACAAATGTTCCGTTGATAAATTTTTTCAATAAAGTATATCTACCTACGGAATTATTCTATAGGTAGATTTCTGAATTTTTCATAGTGGATTTTAAGGAGACGGTATGAACATTTTAATTTTGATATTTTCTATGTATTTTTCATTTGATTATTCTTTTATGATGGAGCGTCATAGATATTTTCAAGGCAAGTCTGAGACTTATTGGTCGTTAGTTGTTGGGAAAAATTATGGTGATTATGATATTAGCTGTAGCTTTATGAATGATAATCCTATGTTTAGTTGTAATTATACAGACAGAGTAATAGAAACAAAATCATACGAAGCGGAACTATGTAAGGAAGGTATTTGATGATTGTTGAAACTATTTTATTTTTAGGATTGAGTTGGATGATTGGTTTTTATGGTAGTATTGGTTATAATGTCCTAAAGAATTCAAATATTTCAAGATATGTTTATATTGGATTATCAACATTTCTGGCGTGTATTGGTTATAGTTATTATTTTCACACGCTAGAGTTTTGGAGTTTGATTCTTACAATATGTTTAGGATATATTTCTATTATTATAAGTAGTAGGTATTCGGTTATTTTTGATAAAGAATTGTTTATTGAATACATAATAGGATATTTAAATTTTCATTATAACTATTCGACGGACAAATATTTTATTTTCAATTTTTGTGGGATTGCTCAAAATAACCAATCAAACAGGGCTTTGTGTGATAGCATAGAACGTAATTGTGTTAATAATTCATATTTTATTCCTGAAAAATCAACGCGAAAAGAATTGCTGGTTGAATTGCTCATGTTGGATTTTTTTGGAAGATTGAAATGTGTTAGTGATAAAAATAAATGTGTGAAAGATATATGTGAAGAAATAGTTTTAAAATATGTTGTGTTTCATGGAAAGAAAGGAAATGAATATAAAAATTTTCGAGAATTCGATCAACAAAGAATGAAGTATATGTTAGATGGTAATTGTATGAAAAGGACGCCGAGCGAATCGTTTAATAAGTTTGGAAAAATAAGATATAATAAAATTGTTCAAGACTGTCACCATCTTTTACAACAGCGGTGTTTATATCTATACGACCCCACAAATTACGAATTTCATATTAGACACCAAGATGAATATGATAATTGTTCGGATGATGAAATTGATTTTTGGAGTTGGTTTAATAAAGAGTATAAAAAATTAGGAACGGCTATTGATAAAAAAGTATTGATAGAAAAAATGATGAATGTTGGTTTAATTGTTAAGAAAAATTAAGATGATGAAGATTTAAGACGATGATAAAAGGAGAAGAGAGATGAAAAATACAACATCACTCGAGAACGCTTTGAGATTTAAGATTGAGATGGGGAAGATTTACATTTCGGGGATTTTGGAGTTTAGCGGTGGCGAATATATTGTTCTCGATAATTGTGTTTATAAGGTATCTGAGATAGATTGGAGAAACGGAATTTTGTTATTTAATGTTGGTGGGATTATTGATGTTCGGTGTCATTTGTATTCATGGGAGGATGTTGAAAAGGATATTGGTGAGATTTCTGTTATGAACAAGATGCTGTATATTGCTGATTGTTTGAATTATGATGATTTGAAATCTAATTTGAAATTGAAGCATTTTGTTTTAGATTCTTTGTTTAGGGATATTGTTTTTTCTGAAATTTTTGGGAATCATGTTAGGAGTGTTTCAAGAGATTGTGTTGTTATTAAGAGTGTGACTGGAAAGGACTTAGAGATTTATTTAGATTCTGTTTGTATGAGAAATATGGGAGAGGTTGAAGAGAAGATTTTGTTTGGTTGTGATAAAGAATGTGTGATGGCGAAAGTTAAAGAAATGTGGAATAGAAGATTTGAAAAATTTAATAAATGGAGAATGATTGGTAAAGATTATATATGTCCTTGGCTTGCTGGAGGAATTTATAGTTATGATATTTTAACCGATGAGATTTTTGTATTCTTACACCCAAATAAAAATAGATTCAAAAGATATTGGAAGATTTTTCGTGAAGATTGAACTTAATGTACTAACTTACAGCGTTTACTTTCATTGTTGTTTTGTGCTGAAATATAAAGGACAATACGAACTAATTATCAGCATTTATCATATTGATAAAAAACAAATAGACATTGGACATCGCACCAACAAAAGAAGAATGGAAAAGTTTAAATGAAAATCAATTTAGAAATAAGAAAATCCGGACTATTTGAACCTGTAAGAACTGCGTGGTTTTACAGAACTATTATACTCGTTGAATATATTTGGAAAGATAGAATAGAAACTGTTGGTGCTAAATGTAATCCGAAAAGACTTACAAAGATTGTTAATCGCTGGAATGACAACGGAAATGAAAAATTATGAAAATAGAATTATTTTGCGAACATTATTTGGGGGCAAGAGAATACTGTCTCTTTAGAAAATACAAAAAAGAGAACAAGTTAATTGATAGAATATACTGGTACGAAAAATATAATTTTAATGAAGACCGAGTTGTATTTGAACTAGTTAATCAAAAAAGATTCGGAAAATATGGCAAAGTAATGGTTATAAAATGAAGATTAGAGCGTATTTCACATATAACAACTCCCCTTCACAAGCCTTAATGGTTAGAAAGTATAAAAACGATACGCATATACATGACCGAATTATGTATGGGTTTTTTCTACTTGATTTCAATTGTTATGATTATTCGGTTTATGGAAATGTTTGTTTGAGAAGATTTAGGAAATTTCAAAAAAATTGCGAGAAAATAAAATGGAAATAAAAACATTCATTTGGAATAAGAATGTAATAGGGCAAGTTGATTTTTACATTTGTCGTAGAGTCTATGATATTGGTTCGGTCTATTATATTACCAATAAAGATGAAATGGTTACATATTACAAAAATAACAAAGGTGTTGGTTATTTGAATAAGAATGTTAGTGGTAGATTGATTAAAAGATTCGAGAGTACCTTTGTATGAAAATTAAAGCAACAGTACAAGTAAACATCAGTCGTTTTGTTTTTGAAACTGATAGACTCTGGTTTGAATGGTTCTACTATGTTCGCGACAAACCAGATTATGAATTGTGTGTTTTATATTTCTTTGATTCCGGCACCATCCAAACAGCATTGAAAAGATTAGAAAATTCAAAAATTATCAAAGTTCATCATTGGGAATATGCGGCGGATAGTTAGATTATTTTTCTAAAAACGTGTTGCCTTGTGAAAAATAAAAGAGTATATTAAATAATGCGGAAATTCAATAGTTATTGGAAAGTTTGAAAACGTATGTATATCTGGTTCGGAAAAATAGTTGGGACTCCGATGCTGATGAAATAAAAGCGGCGTATCTTGATTATGATTTGTTGATGAATGAAACAAAATGGTAGCGAGAACATAAAGAAGGATATATAAGAACCGCTTGGTATGTTGAAAAAATTGAGGTTAATAAATGAAAATAAATCTATATGTAAAAGATTATGGTGGTGGTGTTGTTTTTTCTCAAAAGCCATGGGGAATTAAAATGAGGATAATATTACAGGCATATTATGAGGGTCGTTATTGTTCAGATTATATCAACGCAAATACAAAACGACTAAAGATAGATAGGTTTACGTGAAAATAAAAATATTTGTTGCTGATTACAAAAAATGTGTAGCTGCGGCTCATATTAGAAGAGAAAATGAATATTTAGTTTTCGGAAATGTAGATTATAATTCAATTTACATTGTTGTGTTTCAAAAACCAAAAGAATACTGGATTTCAAATAAGACAAATGTAGACAGATTTAAAAAAATATATGATTGTGTGAACACCAATGAAAATACAATTAACCGTTGATAATGGGATATATAACCAAACCGATTTTGTTAGATTCCACACTAAAGAATCTAAACATTGTTTTTGTTCACATACGTTATATGAAATGTTCTTCACGTCTTTACTACCATTTAACAAATCCGTCAGAAATCTTAAAAAAGACCGATTTCAAAAAATAGGAGTAAAACTGTGAAAATATCGTTATATGTTTATGATGATGACCAATATACTTATGCTCATTTTTCAAAATCCAAATTATATCCAAAAATTGATAACTATGCGGACTTTATAGTTGCGTTTTGTGATTATCCGTGTCTAAGCTTATGTAATGTTGAAAGATTCAAGAAAATTTATCCAACAGCAGAACTCTACGAGGATTAAATATGAAAATCTATCTTACATTTGATAATACCAAATTATACAAAAACTCTGTTCGTTTACATGCTAACAAAGTATTAAATTATTCGTATGGTCTTGGATACAACGAGGCTTTGGGTTTTATTGGTTATTTGGGTGATTATGTTTGTGTGTCTAATTGCGGAAGAAAATTAAATGTTACAAGGTTAAATAAACTAAAATGAAACTATCAACATATTTAATAACCGACGATGGTAATATACACTTAGCTAGAGATAAAAAAGAAACGCTTAATTATGGCGAAACGGAAAGTAACAATAGGTATTTCATAGTTGTTTTTATGGAATTTAATGAATTTTGGATTTCTAAACTGTGTAAGGTTCCTCGTTTTATGAAGTGGTTTACGGGACACAATTATAACGACTGAAAATAAATTTATTTCTTAAAGATTGTTGTTTTTCTCATTATAAGACAGGAACCAATATGTTTATAATACATATGTTGACCTCCATCAGTAGAATCCCAGCATACTCGCCGTATATAGAGACATTAAACGTAAGAAGAATCAAGAAAATTCAAAAGGAGTGGAAATCATGAACAGATGTATTTTGATGCGTGGATATCCTGGTTGTGGAAAATCTACAAGAGCCAAAGAACTATCAGATGAGTTTGGAAACTGTTCAATCGTATCGGCTGATAACTATTGGATTGATTCAAACGGTTTTTACAAATTTGATGTTTCTAAATTAAAATTAGCCCACGAATATTGTTACAATGAGTTTAAGAAAGCCATTGCTGCAGGACGAAATGTGATTGTTGACAATACGAATCTCAAATTTGAAGATTGTAAGAAATATTTCGATTATATTTTGAAGAACAATAATGTAGGAACTCATCGTTACGCAATCGATATTTGTGAAGTTTCTTACAACGATTTAGATACAGCGATTTCTCTTAGAAGCAATCGCGAAGATGGAAAGAATATTCCATCTGAAAAGATTCGCGGAATGTATGATATCTTCCGGAAAATCAATTGTGTTTCGTTGATGCTTTCGAATTACACCAACAAGATTGATTTTGTTTTTCCGAAAGATGTAGTAGAATATAATTGGTTAGAGAATTCTTCAACAGATAAAACCAAAAAAGATTGTGTGATTTGTGACCTTGATGGAACTCTATCTATTTTCAAACTTGCGGATGGCACGCTGTTACGAAATGCTTTTGATGCTTCTACTTGCGAATCGGATTTGATAAACGTTGCTGTAGCTAAAGCTATTTCAGCATTTGAGCTTGTAGGAAACGAAATCATTTTTCTTTCTGGAAGAGAGAACAAATACAGAAAAGAAACCGAAGCATTTTTGAATAGAGTTTCGGAAAAATATGGATTGAATAAAAATCACAAACTATACATGAGAGCTGCTGGAGATTTTCGTTCTGATGATATTGTAAAATCTGAAATCTTTTCAAACAACATCAAAGACAAATATAATGTAGTTTGTGTTTTTGATGACCGACCAAAAGTTGTTCGTCTGTGGCGTTCTTTGGGGTTGTTTGTTTTTGATTGTAATTACCGTGGAGAGGAATTCTAATGGAAACTTTTACTCTTAGAGAATATTTGAATCAGAACTATCTTAACGACGATTCGGTTGTAGCCGATTTTCATTCCAAGTTTGGTGTGAACGTTTCTAAGTTTGAAAATTATTTCCTTTTCAAATACGACCAAATTCTCGCTAATTGGAATGACCCGATTGTAAAAGAATGTCGTGGAACCATTCTTCAGAAAAATGAAACGTGGGAATATGTTTCTATTCCGTTTAGCAAATTCTTCAATCTACAAGAAGGACGATGCGAAATCTTTTCTTTTGTTGAATTGAAGTTGGTTGAAAAGATCGACGGTTCGTGTATTCAAGTTTGGTTTGATGGAAATAATTGGAGAGCATCTACGCTTGGGAGCATTCAAACCGCGAATGTTTTTGATTGGCAGTTTACGTTTTCTGAGTTGTTCTGGAAAATATTCAACAACTCAGGTTTGAAAAAAGAAATGTTGATTCCTGGATATACTTACATTTTTGAACTGTGGAGCAAATACAATCAGGTTGTTACTCGTTACAGTGAAGAAAAGATTGTTTTGCTGGCTATTAGAAACAACAAGACTTTTTCTTTGACAGATTTTTCTAATGAACAAATTCAAAAAATGTTTGGGTTTGTTCATCGTCCAATCTTTCTTGAAAACAAAGTTGGCTCTAAAGAAGAGTTGATTTCTCTGGTTGAGGAATTAGCAAAAGACGAAGTCCGTTTTGGAAAGATTCCCGAAGGTTTTGTTGGTTATGTTTCGGGAAGACCCGTGTGTAAAATCAAAAATGAGAAGTACTGTCAGACTCATAGAATTCTAACTGGAGATAAAGCATTCGTTTTGAAGAATGTGGTTGCTTCCGTTTTTTGTGGAAATGTTGATGACATCTACGGAGATTTGACCGACGAACTAAAAGAATTCGTTGATAGATTGAAAGAAAAGATTAGACAAATTATTGACCAGTTGAACGGGGTTTCATATCAATTATTTTTGATGGATAACAAATTCAATGCGAAAGAATATGCTCTCAAAGTTCAAGAATTAACAAATAACGAACTGTTAATGTTTCGTGGATTTCTGTTTGATAAGAAAAAAGAAATATGTGAAACAGGAAACATGCGAGATTTGTTTCTTCCGTGGATTGTTAATGGAAACAGATACGAAAAGAATTTGGATTTTTGGAGAAATGTATGAATGAAGTAAAATACCCAAGAACATATCACCTTCCTTATTCTCCCGGAAGCACTAATGATGATAAAAAGTTTCCAAACGATTCTCACCTAATCGAAAAAGAAATTGTTCTAACTTTAAAATTAGATGGCGAAAATTGTTCGTTGACCAAAAATAAAATTTGGGCTAGGAGCTTAGATTCTCAAAACCACCCAAGTAGAAATTGGGTCAAGAATTTTTGGGAAAACATTCGTTATGATATTCCGGATGATTTAAGAATTTGCGGCGAAAATTTATACGCAAAGCATTCAATCTATTATGATGAACTACCAAGTTATTTCATATGTTTTAATATTTGGCGCGGCGATGAATGTTTAAGCTGGAAAGAAACAGAAGAATGGTGCAGTTTGATAGGATTAGAAATAGTTCCGGTTGTTTATCGCGGAATCTATTCAAAAGAGATAATATTAAAAGAAGCTACGAGTTCTGAGAAAATATTTGGCGGCGAACGCGAAGGAATTGTCGGAAGAAATCCTGAAAGTTTCAACTACGAAAATTTCAAAGAAAATACATTTAAATGGGTTAGAAAAGGACATGTCCAAACAACTCAACACTGGATGTATGACAAAATCATTCCCAACAAGTTGAAAATATGAAAATACATCTGAAAGTTGAAGTATCAAAATATGTAGGAAAACGAAGAGTGTATAATCATTTTTTAGATTTAGGAGATTTTGAAATAGTTTACGTCTTTGAAACCGATGACTATTTTGAAGATACTGTATCTGATTATATTTCAAACTGGAAAAGATTAGAAATAAGTAAAACAAAACCAAAAATTGTTACGTGGATAACTCCTTTCACAAATGAGGTGTTCACAAGTTTCAATTCAACTGATGACAACAACGATTACATTACAACATATATGGAAGATAACAAAAGAATGATGAAATGGAAAACAAGATGAAAACACTTAGGGGTTAACAACATTTTTCTAACATCTCGCAGAAGGGTGCTGTTACCTATTTTTCCAACGTTTTAACGAACAGTAATAGATAAAGACATATTGTATTTCTTTAATGTTTAAGATATGTTAAAGTCCGATAGAATATGGGTTTGAAGAACAAAAATTAAGTTAAAAATGATAACAAATATGTCGTAAAAATCTAAACATTGTTGAAATAGAAAGAACTGCTTGAAATATTTTTGCGACAGATTAAAATAGAAGAAGAAAGAATAAAGCGACATGAAAATAACTTTGAAATATAATGGAATGTTTGGAACGTGGAATAGAATTTTAAAACAAGATAACCCCGATTCTTTAATTTTTCAGTCTGGATATAAACACTCAGACTTGATGGCATGGAATCGTATAAACAGACCTTTTGCTAAACGTTTTATAAAATGGCTGTGAGATATGAAATGCGAATTAAAATTAGATAAAACCTCGTGGAGTTTTTCGCCAAAATACAATACCAAAAACGGAAATGGAATATCCGTTGGTTTTATTTCCGGCAATCCATACGCATATTGGAGCAATCAAAATTCTCCATTCGCAATTCTAAAACGATTAAAGATAAAATACGAGTACAAAGGAATAATATGCCATACAAACTAAAACATAGAGAAACGGGATTGTATTGGAAAGGCTCGTCTCAAAAGCCTCTTGAAAAAGGGGAGATGAATAAATTGTGCTGGAGCAAGAACGGGAAGTCTTGGAATCAAAAAGGTCATTTAAGTTCTGCTTTAACAAATGTGCTTCGGCCAGAATATATTAGAGGAACTAGTTTCGAAGATTATTCCAAGAGTGAAGTATTGTATGGTTGGTTTGAAGAAAACTGCGTTGTTGAATATTATGAAACTCCAAAAGAAATCAATTTCTCAGATTTTAAGAAATTGGATTGATATGAAAATTAAACTTTGGGTTGTGGACCGAAATAGATATCACAACATTCATTTTGGAACCGATATGTATTATTCGGCAGGATATTACGATTATTTAGATTTTGGTGGAGTTTTTGTTTTCAACCCTAAGAAATATGAAAATTTACTATATAGGCTAGACAAATATTTTCCCGAAAGTAATATTAAAAAATATGAAAATTTACTTAAAAATAAGTAGACGATATCATGAAACCGCTTTTATTTTCAACAAGAGAATAAATCTTTCAAAACATTTGACCGTAATTTATGATTCGGTTGGAAAAGTTTTCGCTTCAAATTTATCAAACTACAAAAATTACAAAAGAAGGTTGAAACTTAAATGAAAATATTATTAAAAGTAAATAAAGAATATTCAGAATATGAATTTGTATTGTATCGTAAATATACAAAACGAAAACCAAAATTTATTATTCGCTATTTTGCTAACGAAATAGAAAATCTTCATCTTATGATACCTTACGACAAATACAACATCTACAAAAACAGATACAGAAATATAGAAAGAAGATTAAATTTGGAGATTCATAAAGTATGAAGTTACTAATTCGATTTGAAAACCGTTATTCCGATCCTTATTGTTGTTGGTGCCGATGCTGGTTTTTGTTTGATAGAAGAATAATACGTTCGGATTTGGCGCAAAACCCAATCAGAATTCTTACCACCCAACAATACAATGGAGAAAAAATTAAAAAATATACAAACAAAAGGATTCGGTTATGAAGATAAAATTGCGGTGTTTGGGTAATTTGCGTGGTTACTCGTTCGCTCTATATAACCAAGAAAGAGTCGTATTACAATATTTTGCGTCCAAATTAAAACCAATATATTTGGTTTATGTCATGTCACAACGTCACAAAAAAGAGATAAAACACGCTGCATTTCTCCGTCGAATGAAAACAACAATCCAATCACAATTATAAAAATAACATTTAGAATATTTTTAAACAACGAGAATAACTTTTTGTATTTTAATTTTGGAAAGAGTTATGATAGATCGAATGTTGTATTCCTTCCATATCCCGAATTAAACCAAAAATCTTGTAACCTGAACGGAATTAACGATTTGGATTTTACGAAAACAAAAAGCCGCTACATTAGGTTATGTAAGCGGCTTAAGATAAAAATAATTGATTGAATTGATATTTTATCTAACCGGAACTATCAATTCTTTATCAACTGCCTGTTTATACTCTTTACTATCTTTTTTCAAATTAAACAAATCGATAAACGATAATTTTTCTTTACCTGGTTTTCTCAATTGAGCGATGTCTAAACCAAGTAACGAATCTATTTTCTTTCTATAAGCTCGGTAATTTGCGTCTGGTTCGGCAGATGCGCTCGGTTTCCATCGTTTCATTACTTCTTTCTGATGAGGTTCTTGTTTCGTAGTGTCATCAATTGCTAAGAAAAATGCCAATTTGATTTCGTCAAGAGTGTATTTAGTCAAATCAATTCCTACTTTCTCCAAATCTTTCATAGTTTTTTCAATAGCATCAAAATTGATAACATCTGTCCGACGAGCCATCTCATTTAATTCTGTATCAACCCATTCACGCAAGTTCATTTGTATCTCCAAAATTTATAAGGAATGTTATAATCAACCAAAGCATTTCTCTTGTCATTTGTGTGTAATGTCCATTTAGATACGTTTAGTGTTCTTGCTGCTTGTGATGCATCACCTTCCGCAGAATTAAGATGAACAATATACGCTAAAACTTTTGCCCCATCTTCAAACAGATTATCAAGATTTATATTCTTATGTTTCAAAGCCGCCGCCAAATCAAATGTTTTTGTGACATCAACAACCGCTTCATTTAATTGCTGTTCTGTATATTCTTTGAAATTCATTCTTCTTCTCCAGCCATTTTGACACGACCTTGTTTCTGTTCTTTTTCAAACTTTGTTCCTGGCTGGATTCCTTTTAGAGATGAGAACGAAGTGTTAACTCTATGCGGACGTTCTCCAGCAATTGGATTAGGAACCAAAATCTTGTTAATTTCTTCGACATTCAATTTCAGAAGTTTCATCAACTTGTCTCTGTAAGCACGATAGTTAGCATCCGGTTCCGATTTAGAGCTTGGTTTCCAATACTTCATAACTTCGGCTTGATGTTTTGGAGACTCCCCACGGACAATTTCATCAAGATAGAAAAAGAAAGCGGATGTAATTTCATCAAAAGAATATTTACTCAAATCAATTCCTGCGGATTCAAGTTCGCTCATTGTCTTTTTAATGGCGTCCAAATCAACTAAATCTTTTCTAAGAGCCATTTCATTCAGCATCTTCTCTTCAACTTCTTTATCAATTAGTTTTACCAAATTCATTCTTTAATCCTCCACAACTCTTCTGGAATTTCAAGAGCAACCAACGGATTCTTCTTTGGGTCTTTAGAATGAAGAGTAGCTCTATCTTTTCCTAACGAATCTGCGGCTTTTGCTAAATTTCCTTCAAACGCTTTGATGTGCGAAAGATACGCTAAAACTTTTACACTATCTTCGCTCAAACGCTTTGACAATTTAGCTTCAACTAATTTGTCTCTTAATCCTAAAGCCTTGTTAACATTGATGGTTGCTTCTGATAAAACACCAATTTCTTTTTCAATAAACTCTTTTAAGTCCATAATAACCTCTTTAGAACTATTTAGGAACAAAATCAAATGAAAATAAATATGACAGTTGAAAAAGAACAGGAAAATTATTGGATTGTTAGATTTTTTTTGCCCATCATCCAATCAGATAGAACTTGTTTAGTTGGGCAATGGTTTCCAAGAGAAGTTGGTTATTTTATTCCCAAAATTGGCCGATACATATTTACAAAGTCAGCTAAAGACATGAGAATTTCCAATCATAAATAGTTCTAAAAGAGGTTAACTACTATGGGATTTAAGGATTGGTTAAATGAAGAAGTTGATGTTGCTTCTGCTCTAAAAGAGAAGGCTGAAAAAGGTCTAAACATCAAGACTAAGTTCGGAACATTCAAGTTTGACAAGATGGACAAGAAGAAGTATGTCTTTGTTCTTGATGGAGATGATAAAGACATTTCTGTTGTTGTTGCCGAAAAACCCAATGAGAAATATCTTGACCTAACAATTTCTGTTTTCAAAAAGGATTCGCTTGTCGGAAAACGCAAATCTGCTCCGGATGACGATTCCGAAACACAATATCTAAAAACAGATATTACTCGTAAGGCTGCAAAAGATATTAAGAAAGCTGTTGAAGAAATTCTCGGTTCACTTAATGAAGATGAACTAATCACGCTCGATGAAGATTTTGGAGCAACCGCACTTGCCGCAGCTCTAATTCCCCTTGTCATTGGTTCTATTCCAGTTCTGAACAAAGCAGCTCACGAATATAATTGGTTCGGAATTGCTAATGAAAAAGAATCTAAAATCAAAACTATCGATGACATTAAAGAAAAGATTCAGAAGTTCTCACTCAAACAGATTCAAGAAATTCTAAAAGACGAAAAGAAAGCAGATGCGATTGTTGATGAGCTTTTAGATACAATTAAGAAAGAATCTCCAAGGTTTATTGTTAATCCTAGAACCAAGGCAGAAATCTATGACCAAGTTCTTTTCTATCTTAGGAGAAGTGCAGAAGCTAAGAGCAAAGAACCCGTTGCTAAAGGAATGACTCCTGTAAAAGATGCCGCGAAAGATGCTCTCGCTCGGTCGTCTGGTTACAAGAAAGGCGGCGTTTGGTTCGGAACTCAAAATTAAGTTAGGCAAAAACATCTATTGACAATGAAGCCTTCCGGTGGTATATTCAATCGGAAGGCTTTCTTTTAGACTCTCTTTGGAATAAATCATTGAAATATTGAACAACTGAAAAATTAGAAAGATTTATTAGGACTGGACATTTAAGCCACGATAAAATAAAGGTAACCAAGAGAGGTGGCACATATGAAGTTAAACACAGAGTATTCAGGAACAATTGCAAAGCATTCGTCGGCAACAAGAACCATTGTCAATTCCGACCCAAAGGAAGTGGTTCGCGTTTCGCAGATTAAGGTAAAGATTGATTATCAGCCGGGAATGCTTGATGATATTCTTGTTGGAGATGACCAAACAATTGCAGATGCTAATACTTACAAAACTTGTTCGTGGGACCAGCGAGTCGGAAGTTATGAATTAGAAATTAACGAAACGGCTCTTTGTGTTGTCATTAACAAGATTGACAGAAAGAATAAAGACGAAATGACCCAGGAATTGTATATTACCTTTGAAACAGCGGATGTTGAAAAGGCAGGATTCGTTGGGCATTATCTTCGTGACAAAGACAATCCAGCAAAACTTACTCTCAAAAATCTGGAATGAACCAAAAAATAATTGATAAAACATTAGAGTTAAATCTATTCAAACCGAGCAAGAAAGTAAGCAATTACTTTCTTGTTTATCAGGGCAATCCATTCTCTACATCGTATTATTTCACCGAATCAATCCCGTTTCATTACTTCCAACATATTTGTTTGGCGTTGACATATTCAGAAACATTTATGGAACTGTGTGAATTCCGAGAAACAATTAAAAACTTATCATGTCCAATGGTTGTTTCAAACAAAAACAAAATCCATCTTGATAATTTTTCTATTCTAAATTGTCAAAAAGATTGCGAGTGTGGAGCGTTCTCTCGTTTTTGGATTCGAACTAAGATTGAGAAAAATCTTATAATTTCTCATAGTTCACACTTTTCAAGAATGTTAAACGAATTGACCCCAAGTAAACAAACGTTGCTTATTAGAACCAATACATATAATAACAAATTCAAATATTTCGAATGTAGTAAACCATGTTGTTATGACTTTGAGATGAACAACTTCCAAGAAAATATTCAATTGCTTATTGAATTCACTAAACTATTCCTGGTAAAGAAATGAAAATATTCTTACACATTACAGATTCTTATCAATTTGTTTTTCACAATCATCCAAAATTTAATGACCGCGATCGCCGATATTCCATAACAAATTGCCTATGGATAACTTCCGAAGAGCTTGATTTGGAAGAAGAATTTTGGTATCTACCTAACGAAACAAATCAAAATCTGAACCACGGATATGAAACTTTCAAACGAAGAATGAAATTGAAATGAAAATAAATTTATACATAAAAAACGATAATTTCTTTTTTGGAAAACCTTTTAGTATGCGTGAAGTTTTACGAATTGATTCCGGGGAAATTACAGAGAATAAATTATATATTCCCAAAACATGCGACTATTATATTTCCGATGAATTAATTGAAGTGTATCATAACTTTGCTAAAAGAATGAAAATGAAAGTTCACTGATGAAAATAATATTAAAACAACATAGAGGTAATTTTTGGTTTGGAAAATCGCCCAAGCTTAATAGAGTTTTAATTGTAGACAACGGCGAAATTTCAAAAAATAGTTTTTACATTCCATATGAATCCGAATGTTTTCCAATTCTAACTTCTTACATCAAATTCACCAAAAGAATGAAACTAAAAACAAGAGGTGTCTAAAACGATGAAAAAAAAATTAAATTTGTAGTAGAATCATACAAGAAGATTGAATCAGACTTAGGATTTTCTGTCCAAGCTGTTATGAATATGGTTCAGTCAGGAATTCAACAAGCAACTGGGTCACAAAAATCCGGAGATGTTTATGAATTCAAACTTCTATTCCCATATCATCAAAACGAACAAGTGACAAAAATGGTGAAAGAATTCAAAGATGTTTTCATCACCAATTCAAAACAATATCAATTTGATGATAATACCGGAGTTCTTGTTATTCATACAATTCCTTCCGAAGAAAAAGAAAAAGCTTGTAAGAAATTGATTCAACAGATTCTTGATAAAAATGATTTACAAGCTCTTTTGTTGATTAAACATCCGGATGATTTTGTTGCTAAACTCGCAGGAATGAAAATTAAGTATTTTGACAAGCAAGAATTCCAGACGGTAGAATCTTTGTTTCAAAACGACATGCTGGATTTATATGAAGATTGATTTGTTATCTTTCAATGAGACAAATGTTGGTTTAGCAGCAATTGCCTACAAATGGGATATTTTGTTGTCAAATAAAGAATACTACGAAGTCAAAAAGAAACTTCCGGAATATTTTCAAAATGGAGTTTCTTATTTGTTCGTAAAAGATACATTCAAAGATATGTATGTTCTAAGAGTTCACGCATATTTTGAAATCACTCCATTCAATTCAAAAGAACATGCTGAGAAATATATGTCGGATGATAATGTTTTTCTGCTGTATTCTAAACATCCTATGATGGCTGAGTTGAATGATATTCGCTATACATTGATTCAAGTAGGAGAATAGACAATGAAGAAATTCAAAAGGTATACAGAAACGGGTTTGGGAATCTCCAACAACGGAAGACTTCTTTATCCAAATGAGAATCAATTCACCCACATGTCCGCTGTGAATATTGGAGATTGTATTTTCACAGGAATTTCACCATATCAACCACCGTATATTTCTTTAGATTATGTGTGGATTGTAGAATCTCTTCCAATTATTAAAGGGGATGTGTGTTGTTTTGATGTTAAAAATATTAAAACCAACAAAACAAGTAAAATGTTTACAACCGATTTTAATTATCATATTGCTAATTCTCCGATACAACCAACTAAAGAATATTTGAGTTACAACAAATTAACGCATGAACAAGTTGAAGAAATACTACAAGAAAAAACATATGATAAAATCAAGAAAGAATATAAAGAACTTCCAAAAAGTAGTTTGAAAGATTTCCCTGATTTTGGTTATTATTTTTATGAACATACTAGCAAATACTACAAAGAAAAACACTGTATACACGTATCAAAATTCGGAATCTTTGAATACGCACATCAAGTTGACTTAATTTCAAACAAAGTATTAAAAGGTAGTTGGAAGAAAAAATCAAATACATTGTTTACATATTTTACAAATACCAAATTCGAATTTTTCCGCAATTATGATAATTTGACATTTTCATATGATGTGTTTCCTAAATGTATTGTTGATAAGGTAGAATAAACAATGGATTTTGACTTTATAAAACCCGACGGACCACTAGACAAATATGCGACACTATTAGCAAATCAGCAACACGAGGAGAACACAATGAGAAATCTTTGCGAAACAGAAGACAACAAATATAGACAAATGAAAGTTAAAGATTTGAAGAAGTTCTTAAAAAAGTTTGATGATGATACTGAAATTCTTGTTGTTGATGGGGCGTGTTCTGGACAAGCACACCCATTATCTAATAGCAGCATTGATTATGACAACAACAAAATAATCATTAACTAAGGATTAGAAATCATGGGCTACCATCTTCGTCTCGCAAAAATTGAAAAAACTATGAAATCTCATTGTTCTGGTTTCAAAACATACAAACAAGTAATGAAACGTTTTATGATAGAGGATTTCTATGACCTTCCTACATATGAAGAACTAATTTATCTTGGAGATGTTACCGTCAACGAGAAAGAAAATTTCTTTGCTTTTGACATTAAAAAATATGGTTATGATTTTCATATCATCTCCGAAAAAGAACTCGAAAATATCATCGAACAATACTATCAGCATGTTAGAAAATATTACAATAAACTTTATGACGAAGTTTCAAAAATGGCGAAAGACGAACCATTTAACCAAGGAGTAATCGGCTCTCATATGCTTTCAATGAGAAATAATTGGTGTGACGATATTTGTAACTGGCGACCTTACAATCTGAATAGAGACAAGGAAAACATCGTAAGTAGTGACAGATATGAATATGATGTTTTTGAACTTGTTCGGATTTTGAAAACATTCGATTTTAAAAACAACTATCTCATTTTGTCGGGATGGTGAAAATATTATTTGCCCAATTTGCGAAAATCTTGTTAAAAAACACACAAACAAATATTGGTGTGATATTTGTAATATAAAGTTTCCTTTAGATTTACAAAATAGAACATATTTTCGAACCAACACGGATAATCACCGAACAAAATTAAAAATAATTATAAATCCGATACTAAGAAAAATACAATTCTGGACAGATAGACCGTTTGTTATTTCTTCTATTTGTCAATTGATTTTTCAAAATAATGATGAAAAAGTATATGAATTTATAAGATACAAAATACAGCGCGTGAGATATATAAAGGAGAAAACTATGAGTCTCATATTAAACCAAAAAGAAATAGACGAATGGAAGAAAAACCCTATTGGAAAACCACCAGCTCCAATTCTATCTGAACGTCCAGGAATAACATATCGGGAAGAAGGTTTTTTATGTTTCAACCCAAAAACGATTCACACAAAACAAGTATTTGAAAATGGTGTTTGGGTAGAATACGACAAAGAAACAGGAGAAAAACTATGATTGCTGAAAGATACATTGAAGTAAAAGTTGGAGTTTTCGAAGATAAAATATTTCCTTACAACGAATTAACTTTTGTTGAAGATGATTATTTTGGGAATCATTATAAATTTCCTGATGCTTCACATTCCGAGAAAATACACAAGCTGACAACAATGGTTTGGGATTTGAAAAAGAAATGCTTCAAACCAACCACTGTTCTTTCTTATAACAATCCAAGCGCCGACAAGTATCAAATTGGTAAGAATTATCTAATCGAAACAAAACACGGACATTACAAAATTGATGAACTTGTTGATATTAAATTTGAATCTTACGACACTTCTTTTAAAAAATTCAAAGATGTTGATGATTGGGAAAAGAAATATATTGGAGAAATTCCTCCGTTAGATAAAAACGAAATTGTTGAGATTCGCACGAATAAACCAACATTTGTTTTCAAAAATGGAAAAGAAACTGAATGGGAACATGAAATTAACTTTTTGGATGAGGATTGATACATGCTAAAACAACTAACAAAAATGTCAATGCTTGATAGAGAATTATACGTTCTTCAAGTTCTGATGTATCACTGCGAAAAAGAAATTGTGAAGTATGATTACCAGCTACCTTCATCAGAAACATTTAAGAAAAATAAAAACAACGCCGAAGAAATTGTTAACATGATTCTTTATCGTTATGATTTATCGGAAATAAAATCTTCTAACAAATGTTTCAGAGAATTTGTTTATTTAATCGAAAAGTGTGATTTTGATTTGGATGAATACTTTGAAAATTATTGTAAACTAAAAGGAAGATTGCCATTGAACGAAATTTCACTTGGTTATAAAAAGCCATGGTGGAAAATGAGTCTAACGGAGTTGTTTCATTATATAACCAAAGGAAAATAACAAACGAATGTCGATCATATTAAAAGAATACATTAACAAAATAGAATATAAAATGACTATTGAAGATACGATAACCAGTTTGGAAAGAATAATAAAAAGAGAACGCGCAAAATTAAAGAGAATACAAGATAAATGTGAGCATAAAAATATAAGAAAGGAATACAACAAATCAAAGAAAAAGATTAGCTAAATCAACAGCTTCGTTAATCTTTTTCTCCATTTCTTTTTTCAATTCTTGTTTCACTTCTTGTGTTGATGGAAGCTTTTTGTTTCCGGCTTTGATTGGATCGAAAGCCCTCAACATCAACGCTTTAGCTTTCGGTGTTAACTTTCCATCTTTGTCTTTATAACCACCGATATTTTCACGCACTCTGGCGATGAACCTTATCGACCTTGAAACACATTCGCGTTCAGATTGTGTGAGGTTTTTTGGAGCTTTTCCATTTGATATGTTTGAAGAATATTTAGATAAAATGTTTATCAACTCTTTAGCATTTTCTCTTCCGGTAGTAGCTGCTAATGATTCTTTGTTTCTCTCTTCATCAGTCCAGCCGGATTCTTTTCCATCTTCTGAATTATAAAAAGACCGTAATTGTGCCGAAGTCATGTTCACCATTTCCGAAAACTTAGCCCACAAAATTTCAATATCACTCGGAACTGTTGAAACGCGTTCTTTCTTTTCATCGGATTCGGATAAGTTGTTTTGTGTATTCAATGTTTGTTCCTCATCATTATTTATCTCTGATTCATTCATTTTCTTTCGCGGGTCGTGTCCCCAAACAAGTAGAGATAATAATTTACGAGTCTTTCTTCCTTTATCATCTAATAGCTGGCCAGGATTCGCTTTCATGCGCGAGATGAAAGAAATTTGCGCTTTCATCCAGTCCAAATCATTCTCAGTCCAATCTTCAAACTTTTTCCCAAGCATTCGAATGATTGCTCTTGCCGAATCTCTTCCGCTTGTGATTTTTCCGCCACCAGCTCCAGCCGTCGCCGCTTCTTTTCTACTCAATCCAGCTTCTTTTCCTTCATCGGAATCCAGAAACTTTTGAATTTCGTTAGCTGACATGTTAATCAGCTTTTTCCAAGTTTTATATTGCTCTTTAGTTTTTATGTCGTGTTCCATAACTATATTTATCAAAAGGAGATAAAATGTCAGAATCAAGAATTAAACACTTAGTTGAGAAAATCACCGAATGGTCTACCGCCTATTACGAATCAGGAGAGTCGTTAGTTTCCGATTTAATTTACGATGCTCATTTTGAAGAACTCAAGCAACTCGATCCTGATAATGATATTTTTAAGTCATGTGGAAAAGGATATGTTGTTGAAGTTTCTGAAAAAGAGAAATTCACACATCCTATTGAAGTTGGAAGTATTGAAAAATACCGTGACTTCAACAAGCTATTGGAAAAACTTGACAAAAACGCAACGTGGAGTTTTAAGCTTGATGGAAATAGTTTTGTGGATTATTTCGCTTATGGTAAATTGGAGAACGTTGTTAGTCGTGGTTCAAACAACATTGGAATTATTAGAACTAATCGGTTTGTTGAATATGTGAATACACCAACAAAAATAGATTTTATTAAAGACAGAAAGCTTGTTGCTGTTCGGGGAGAAGTCGTAATTCCTAAGAACAAATATACAGAAGAGAATGGTTTTGATATTTCCAAATCAAGTAGGAATGCCGTTGCTGGTCTAACATCAAGAAAGACCGATTATTCCGAACTAAAACATGTAGATTCTGTTAAGTATACTTTTGTTGATTGTGAGACAGGTGAAGAACTTAATGATTTGAATTGGGAGAAATATTACAAAGTTGAAAAGCAGAAGCCTGTATATGTAGGCGGAAAAGCAATTACCGAAGAAGAACTAAAAGAATTGATGACAAACCATGAATATGAATGTGATGGAGTTGTTTTCAAAAATTCCGATGGCGAATTGTTTGCTTACAAGTTTGAAGATGAAGAAGTTGTAACAAAATGTGTTGGTATTGAAATTACAATCGGGAGTGCTAACCGACTAACTCCCGTAGCATTACTTGAACCTGTGAATCTTAGTGGTTCAATTATTTCCAAAGCATCCCTGGGTTCAATGAAGGTCGCAGAAACACTTGGAGTCTTCCCACTCAAATCTGAGACATTTGTAGCCGTGGTTAGAAGCGGGGAAATCATCCCTTACATCACGCGGTTGGTTTCGTCTGAGGGTGAGGTTATCCAAAATGAAATTCGTTGTCCAGTGTGTGATTCTGTTGGCGAATACGACGGAGCACACATGTTCTGTAAAAATGAAGAATGTCCAAATATTGAAAGAGAGTATTTGTTTAAGTTCTGTTCTTTTATATCTCCAGAAGGGTTGAAGGAAAAGACTTTGGAGAAAATCTTTGACCATTATGATATCACATCTGTTTTAGAATTGGTTGAAAGCGAAGCTGGGGTTTGGGATATCACCGAAGTTGATGGAATTGGAGAATCAACGGCGGAATTGTTTGATGAAATGATTAACAATATGAATGGAGAACTTGATTCGAAAATCATCTACCAAACATTCATCAACGGCTGTGGAAAAAGAGCATCCAAAGCAATTGTTAATTCCGGATTCTCATTTGAAGAATATGTTTCTGGTAATTATTCTTTAGAAAAACTTTACACACTACCAAACTTCAATTCAAACATTATTGAAGAACTAGAAGATAAACAAGAAATGATTTCGGAAGTTTGTCAATATGGTTCGTATTTTGATGATGTTGAAATTGTTGGTGAAAAGAAATTCTGTATCACGGGAGTTAGATTGTCAAAAGAACAATCTGAACAAGCTAAGAAAGCTGGATGGGATGAGAAATCTGTAGTAAGTAAGAATCTTGATGTTCTTGTTGTCAAAAACAAAACCTCAGCTTCTTCAAAAACAGAAAAAGCGAAGAGCCTTGGAGTCAAGATTGTTTCTCTGGATGAATTTTTGAAAATGATTGAAAAATAACGCTTGCCTTGGAAAAAAGAATAGAGTATATTACAGCTAACCAAAGCCCTCTTCATTTGATCCAAAGGAAATCCACAATGAACAACCTTGGTGAAGCCGACCCCGTTCCTCCAGCAGAATGTGTCACGTTTAAGCCTGTTGGTATTTTTGGATGGGTCCGAAATGAGCACGGACATTATCTGCTTGTCGAAACCTACGCCAGTTCTGTGTTGATTAAAATCATTCAGGATGACAAGGTTACTGCTTTTCAGATTTCTCCGGAGAAGATGCTTAAGACCGTTGAAGATATTAAGGATGCTCTCGATTCTTGTTGTGATAGAACGAGAAACGATTATGCTATTCCGACCTAAGTGTTCATTTTAAAATAAGGTTCAAACGCTAATGGTAGGTGATAGTAATCATCTACCATTTTTGTTTTTGGCAACCGAGAAAAAAGATATTCATTTCGGGTGCTTCCTGTTTCACTATACCAAACTCTATATTTCTTAGCATATTGAAAGAACAAGAGATACGAGTTGGATGATAAAACATATTCTTCTAAATTTACAGGAAGATTATATTCTTTTATCATCTCTATTGTATTACATTCACACTCATGCTCCACGTCCTGAATTTTTCTAACAACTCGTTCTACTGTGTTTGTATCAAGTTCAATGCTTTTATCAATCCAATCCCAAAATAATTCATACGCATTTTTATCATCAAAATCCAAATCTTTCCATTTCTTTGAATTATTTTGTTTTTGTAGAAAGTGGTTAAATTCGTGAGCAAGTGTCGAAACCCAATCTGTTTTATCAACGACGACCGCTAATTCTTTATCTGGTTCAGAATAATAACCTTCTACTTTGGAACCACCAATATATAAATCCTGTCCGACAAACAATTTAAGATTGTGTCGCGCTGCTTTTAATTTCTTGTCAACATGTGCGACAAAATCATCTACATATTCATTTCCGGTCTCTATTTTTATCATTCCTCAAATGCCTTAATTATATCGCCAACAATTTTAGCTCTCTGAATGTCACTTTCCGTCATCTTAACAAAACCAATTTCTTGAATATCTTTTAAGTAATTTATAGCACATTCTAATCCCGACATTTGGTCTTTCTGTATTTTCATGTCCGATTGGCTCAAATCCCCCGTTATTATTATCTTAGAAGTTCCTATCCTCGTTAAGAAACTAAGAATTTCGTGCTTTGTGGTATTTTGAGATTCATCGAGAATGATTATCGAATTGTTGAATGTAGCTCCACGAATAAGCGCCAAACTTTCAAAACAAATACGATTAGTTTTTACCAGATTCTCATATTCTTTTTCGCCTATATAATCCAAAAACAATTGAACAATCGCATTTGAATATGGTCCGGTTTTTTCTCCAATATCTCCAGGAAGATAACCAAGTGAGTTCTTTCCATTACCATCAACGGTTGTCATTGGTCTTACGACAACAATCTTATCGTATCGATTATATTCAAGAAGTTTTAGAGCCATAGCTATCGCCATCGCGGTCTTTCCTGTTCCCGCACAACCATGGAGAATTGTTATTTGCTTGTGTTGAATTGTTTTCAAAATTAGCTCTTGATTTTTTGTTCTCGGACTAATTTCTTTTCCATCATAAGTTGTATAAAATGAACGAAATTTAGTTTCAGAATAAGGTTTTGGCAACATGTCTGATATAATATTGTCAATATCTTCATCTGTAATAATATATTCGCTATCAAACCAATCAAAAATTCTTTCAAGAACATAAGCAGCACTACGACAATGACCAACTTCTCCAGAAATATTAAAAACATTTCCTTTCAAATCAATATCAACACCAAATGATTTTTTTATCTTTATTAAATCAGATGGACATATTTCTTTTACCAATTGAACATCTGCAACGAATTTAACAATCTTTTCATCCTGTTCGTCTTGAGTTGTTTGGGTTTTGATTTTCCCACGCTTAACAGTAGCCTTGGTCATAATTCTCCTTTTTGGCTGAAATAATAAACAAAAAAGAAACTGGCAAATTAACCAATTTCCTTTTTTGTGTTTTCAATATCATAGTCTCTCTTAAAAAAAATCTTGTTGAAAATCTTCAGGGTCGTCAAGGAATGTGTATTTTGGAACGTCTTCTTGATAATCATCTATTGACCGCCATGGCGAAACTTTGTCAAATGGCGAGTCAAACCCATTCTCATCTTCTTGTGAGAATGTTTGAAAATACATGTCATCCATGTGTCCCTTCCTCTATTCTACGTTGTTTTATTATAATTTTAACACTCATTTTCTATTATTTAGCAATCATCACAAATGTTATTGCTGCGATTAAACACGTAACAATTCCCCCGAATATTCCGTGTTTCAATCCTTGTTTGTATTTTTTATCACTCTCTGTTAAAGATTTAATAACAACCGAATCGGCTTTTTCTACGATTCGTCCCAATTGTTCATTACAAGAATCTCTATCTTCTGTCATTATTTGTAACGAAGCTGAATCTCTTTCGTAGCTAAATTTATATTCCAAACATTTCTTAAGTTGTTCGGTTGAATCTGATGAGTCTGTTTTTGGTATTTCGTTATCAAACAATTTGACAACCTGACTATCTGTTAATTGTTTTAGATTAGTTATACGTCTAGTTGAATTTTTTTTAATAGTATCTATCTTCTTGTCGGTTTCCCTTGTTTGAATGATTCTGGTTGAATGTATTCTGTGAATTTCTTTCCTCAACTCAACTATTTTCTCAGTTGGTTTAGTATTGAAGAAAAAAATAAAAATCAAAGAGCAAATAAAAAGAACATATCCGAAAATTCCATATTTTAACGGCATTCTGTAATAAACTCCACCGAATAGTCTTCAATCTTAAAAGAGACATCAAATGTTATTTCGTTAGCGGAACCAAACTCTAATGAAATATTACTCAGATTTGTAATAAAGCAATTTGTGAATATGTATTTAATCTTTTCTCTTTTCTCATTGTCTAGAAAAATAACTTTAATATCATTTACAAAGTTCAATCTAAAAAACTTTTTATTATCTGTATTCTTTTGGTTTCTTAAGTCTCGCATCCAATTGTATAGATAGTAATAATTCAACATATCTTCAGACATTTTGAAAGTGATAGTCAAATCAACCAAGTCTTGATTGATTCTTGAAATAGGATGATTGATATGATAATTTACAAAATCAGATTCAATATAAGAAACATCAAGACTTGGAAAATTTACACTTTTAATATACAATTCATACAGGTCAAAGTTTAGAAAATTATTAAGATTGTTAGGCGTAAATCCTGGGATGTTACTAAAAATAACTCTAAATTTGTCTGAAAATTGTGTATTAGGTAATGCCATTATTCCTCAACAGCCTCAGTATCATCTATTAGTTTCATAAAAACATAAAAATCTTCGGGAGCTAGTTTTTCAGGAAGATATTTGAATTTTGTTTTAGTGATATTCACATCAATCTGTTCCGAAACAAAACCTTTGTATTCCGAAACCATTTGTTCATGTTTCTTGATGTCTTCCGAGAATACTTGTTTTAGTTTTTCAATATCACCTTCAAGAATAAGTCTATTCTCGTCCGAAAGCTTATATCTGTTGGCTTCAATGATTGGAGAACCATCTACATTTTTTTCAGCCAACTGTTCCAGAAGCGATAGTCTGGCTTTTTCAAAATTAACCAAAATTGAATTTAATTCCATTTCTTTTTGAAGAACATCATCAAAAATCTTTTTTAATTCTTCCTTGGTTTTTGCCAACGCGAACAAAAGAAATTTATTGAGTTCACAAGATGTAATCCCCGTTAGTTTGTTATACAGTTCTATTGCTTCAATGCGTGTCATGGTTGCCTTTCTATTTAATTATTAACATCAACGTATCAATCTCTTCTGAACTTAGATTGTTAAATACGTCATCAGGTAGCTCATCTATATTTATAAACCTACTAGGCGAATAATTTGTTTTTAGATATTCTTTTAATTTCATATAATTGACAAATTCGGGCGCGGTGTTCATCTTATCCAAAGTTTCAACAATAATAGGAGCATCCGACGGATTTACATTCACTCCAAGAATATCAATACCTTTTTCAGAACTATCGAATTGTTTAACATAGTTTAGTTTTTCGCGTTCTAACGTTATTAGTTCATCGGTATAATAGGTTTTCTTTAATTTTTCTACAACTTCCAATTCTGTTTCTAATTCCACGGTAATCTCCAAAAGTTTTCGACGTGATTTTGGAGAAGACGGTAACCTAATCTTTTTTAATATATCTATGGTAGTTTGTATATCGCTCAGTTTCATATTAGTATCTAAGCACACTTAATGAATCGTCCGATGAAACATTTGTGGTATACGGACCAATACCAAAAGACCTTCCTATAATTCCATTAAAACATGAGAATTCTTTTCCTCGGCCAGTAACAGTCTCTCCATAGTTACTGGCCGAAATTGTTGAATTTAGTCTATCGACAAATTTTATTTTTGAATCGGTTTCTCCCGAACCAACTCTACCCTGAGCCAAGATGTTAAATTGATTATTTGTTATTGTTGAAGTAAATGTTTGTTCATCATATCCAGGATAATTGCCGTGAATTGTATCATCAGAAGGGGTTGGTTCATCATTTGAAGTTGTATATATATCTATTTTGTTTATATCGTTAAACAAATAATAATCTGCCGACATTTGTCTACACAGCCCTTCTATTGTATATGATGGCGTTCTACTAACAGCTATCATACGATATCCATTTGCTATGTAAGTGTTAACATTTGCGTAATCTGCTGCATCGCCGTATAAAAATTTCATAGTTATTGGATTAAACATGACAAACTGAATTAGTTTAGTTATAATTGTTTTTACCGTTGTGTTTGTTTCTACCGTTTTTATTGAACCATCTCTTGAAGAACTTGCCTTAAAAGACACAGAATCAATTTTGCCGGAATACGAATCGCATCTGGCTCTGAATATTTTTATAACTATATACGAATCGTTTGTATTGGACCCGTTGTTATCATAACGAACTCGGTGTATGAAAAGGGAATACTTGTAACGCTCGATGTTTCCGGTATATCCTTCAAGTTCAATTTCGTCGGCTTTTAGTGAAATTTTTGTTCTTGTGTTGTTTGTTGAGCAAGCTTTGGCATCCAATACAATGTTTTTAGCCACTAACGAAGCACTTGTTAACCAACATGACCCAATTTGAACCGTCTCAGATGAATTTACAGAAGCGCCATAACCGATAGCTACTGAATTTGTAGCATTCGTAATACTTGTTGAATTTCCAATGCTATAAGAATTTACCGAATTAAAAATACTATTGTTATTTCCAAAAGCTACAACATAGGTGCCAACAATTGTGTTATTATTTCCAAAAATTGAAGAATTAACACTTGAATTAACACCATTTCGATTTCCAAAAACATTTGTTTGATTTGAACTTATGATATTGTTATCTGAACCGCAGACTTTCGTTTCTGGTGCCGCGCTTATTGTATTGTTTATTCCTGTAACAAATGAATATGTTGATGTGGTTGTGACATTATTATAAATTCCTTTTATATAAGACGATTCTGAACTGTTGATATTGTTGAAGAAGCCAATAGCAGTTGAGAAATTTGACGAAATAATTGAATTATTTCCACCAACAACACTCGAGGAAGCTGAACCGGTTTGAACAGTGTTTTTATTTCCAAGTATTGTAGACCCCTGGGAATATGTAATGTTGTTTATACCTGCTATAAATGACTGAATCGCTCCAGAGTAAACTGTCGTCCCTTGACCAAAAACAAATGACCCCATACCATCATTATATGTTTTTGTATACTGCCCAATATTATCCCAGGACGAACTTACAGGTATTTGCTGCTCAGATGAACCATCCCATATCTTTTTTACATACCCCGGAAAATATATTGTTGTTGAACCAACTCCACCACCATAAAGATAAGGCGATCCAAATGTGAACGAACCATGAGCATTTACATCCGCTTGGGCATATCCACCAAACACATATGACAAAATCGCATTAGCCGATGTGTGCTGACCATGCGATTGTGACAAAATACCATCGGCAAGTGTGCTTAATCCTGTAGCAATTGTTAAAATTCCAAGCGCGGAAGTGCTCATTCCAAACGAATTATTGCCAGTTCCGTATGAAATTGTGTTTATATTAAATGCGGTGTTGCCATTTCCTTTTGCCAGGGTTTGAATGTTCGTAGCAAAATTACCGCCTGTAATAAGTAATCCAGCAAACCAATTCTGAAGGGAAGATGGGCTATATCCTCCTGGAAACAACCCGCTATCAACATCCGAAATAGCTGAAGTTTTAAAACCATAAGCTAGATTCATACCTTCCGATGGAGAACCATAATAGGTGGTGTCCATCCCTTCTGAAGATGCTACTGATTGATAGCCACCAGCCAATGAGCCAAATCCAATAGCCGAAGTCCTATATCCAAAGGTTGTTGAAATTAAACCCTGGGCTAATGTTTCAACACCCGTTGCTAAAGTGTACCCTCCGCGTTCTGTCGTATATAACTCATATATGCTTGGATTCGTGTCTCCGTAATTTGACGAACCGCTGTTGGCGTATCCTGTAGCAGAACAATAACAACCCATAGCAATTGATTTTATTCCCGTAGCAACGCAATTATAACCAAGTTGTAAAATAGCATCATCAGGGCAGCTCGTATCGATATCAAAAACCGCCATATCCGCCCAATCCGGATAATTATCATATGGCTTAAATCTGGTTGTCTTAATATTTGTGAATCGCATATCATCATATGCTAACCGAACTTGGTCTTTTTCCGGGTCTGTTATTGTGAGTTTTGCTCTCGGAACCCACGAACCCGGAGAAGCTGATGAAGAAATAACAACATCTCCATCATAATTCAAAGCATACGCAGATGTTGTGTTTGATGTTGGAATTCTTGTGAAATAATCGGTATTTATATAAACTGGCGACGCCGCTGAAGATGCGAGAGAAAACTGTAATTCAATATTAGCTTCAAACGCATTTAAACTTCCAGCCGTATCTGATTTAATTTGGGGGGTGTCAAAAACAACAACAGCAAACAAAGTTGGATTGTATGGAGAACCAACAACACCAGGGTCCGCATAACCATACTGATTTACTCTAGTAGCATAAATAGCAAGCATATTAAACTTGAACGATCCGGTTCCCGCTGGTATGCGACATTTATAGTTCCCAGAAGCAACTCCCGATGTTGATTGATTAGGCGAATACGAAGTTACTCTAAAAAGATTCTGATAATTCCAGTTAGTAGAAGATGCCGACAATGGATTCCAAGTGTTTACAGATGCTCCATTTAATGTTGTGTATGTCCCAACTGCCGAAAGTTGCCCAGCCGCAACATTAACAAAACGTGTTGCTGATGTTTGTGTCTGAAGGACTCGGTTGTTTAAAACGTTTACAACACTATCACCATTTCTCTGACGGGTTCCTGTGAATAGTGGTCCGGTTCCCGAAGTTCCCCGCGAATACATTGTGTTGAAATTTTTGATATCATAAGACCCCTGACCAAAAAGTTCTGGGTTATTATAAATTATTTCATACGCTGATAAAGAAGTGTGGGTTGCTGTTGAATAATTAAGTGAACTTATACTCAAAGCCGAAGTATCACAAATAGTTTTATCTACTCTGAAATCGTAAATAGGTAGAAAATAAGTCAAAGCGAAATAAGGACCTAATGCTCCTGCGGATGTTACAGAAGATAGACCAGCCGAGCAAATATAAGTTACACCATTTAGACTTGACATCAATGCCTCATTTATGTTACAAAACTATTTATGAAATTGTTTTGTTTATAAACAGATTACCTTCAAGTTGATATCTGCCCGAAACATAAATTTCCGGGGATTCTGTTTTGAACTGTCCAACTAATCCTTCAAAAACAACATTAGCTGGACGAATTGCCTCAAAACTCTTATAGACAGATGTCAACATTTGCTCGCTTCCATAAATGTTTTCGAGTGACGTGTTGTTTATATCAATAGACACATACATGTGAGGTGTCGGGAATCTATCATTTGTCATTTCTGGAGATACGTATGTTCCGGGAGGAATATTGTTTATAACCCAATCAGAAACATAATCATTCGTATACACTTCTAATAAATCTCCAAAAATTCCAAAAGACAAAAGTAGAGTTTTAATAGCATTTCTTGTTGTTTTTATTGAATACCAGTTTGGTAAATTCCTAACAACAAATCTCAGGGCTTTCTTTTGATATTCAATAAAAACCTCATTGTTATCTGGACCATCGTTATAAGCCGAACTATTTGGACTTGATATGAAACCTCCGAGTTCGCTCTTATTAACATCTACATTGTAACCCAGATAATTAGCAAAAAATTGAATATAATCTAATTCCATGGTATCTGGGTCATGTAGATTTCTAAGCCGATTTGTTTTTTCAAGAACCCCCAGAGAACATGGTTGGTCGAGATTTTGATACAGTGTGTTTAGATATCCTTCAAAAAACGAGGTTAGAGTTATATATTCAGATTCTTGTCCATTGTTATCAAAAGCGAGATGATTTGGAACATAATTGGTTAGATTTATTTTCCTACCATCACAAGCAAAAACACAATTGTTCATTGTAAAAGTTGCAGAATTTGATAACTGATTCATAGCCGAAATTGTTACATTTCCCGAAGCCGAAATTTCAACAGCAACATCATATATTTTGTTAGAATTTACCGAAACTAACGAAGAAATGTTTCCACCAACAACGCCAATAGTTGCTGATAATATTCCATACGCCATATCACTTATGCGGAAATTAGAAGTTATTGTTTTTCCATACTCTTCAACTAATGATTCGGGGACAGAGTTTATGTGTATTATGGTTGGATAAGAAATTAAACCAACGGTTGTTACAATTATTGTTATTGGTTCAGAATAAGAATATGCTCCAAGATTATCAGTTGTTTTTGATATTAACGTATGACTTCCTGGCGTTAATAACGACGCAGGAATTGTTAACGTTCCATTTGTAGTGGTTCCAACATAAATCAACTGGCCATTAACAATTTCATAAACCTCTGTTGAAACTATGGTTGCTGAATTCGGTGTTGTTCCTGTAGCACTAATTGTTATGTTAGCCGAAACAGAATATGAAGAAGTTGTTGTTGAAATTGTAGATATCGTTTCTTCTATCATATTAACATTTACTATTGGAGATAACGCGGTTAATCCCGTAGTATCGTAAATTTTAGCAACAAGTGACGACACATTCGAATTATTTGTTATTCTCCAAACATTATTACTTATTTCTGAGGAATTGCCAATTAAAGTGACACCATCGTATACTTCAACTGCCGAAATCTGTCCAAACGAACTTGGCGAGACTAATGTATCAATATTAAAAGGAGTTCCTGACATAATATAAGAATTATTAACAGGGTTCGTTATAAATGCGACCGGATAACTTATAACAGTAGATGATACTTTTGTGGAATACGAATAACATCCATTTGTCGTTGTTGTTTTAGCGTAGAATTCTATTATTCCCGGAACAGTTACCAACGCAGAATTGCCATTAACTAATTGGTTATTCATATAATATTGTATTTCTGATATGTTTGTATTAGATGAACTTACCGAAAAATCCACATACGACATCAATGGATAATATAATCCTGATGTCGGACTAGTCAATACCGAAGTAGTTGCTTCTTGAATAGGATGCGTGTTTTTGTTTTTCATATCAACACCAAAAAGCGTTGAGCTTGTATAAAGTGTAAAAGCCGAAGTTCCAACAACTGGGTAATAATCAAAATCAAACGTAACAAAATCATTATTACTCAAAGCACTTATTTCCGAAATAGTATACACCGGTGTTTCAAAGTTATCGTAAACAACAGCTGAAGTTATAGTTTCTGTTGAGAACAAATAGGGATTCCCGGATGTTCCGTATGATGAAATAAATTGCGCTTTTGCTACAATCCCCGAAATGTGTAGTTTATCTCCTGCACAATTAGACGACTCAATAGTTCCAATATTTGACAAGAAGGCGGTCCTTATCAAAGTTATGTATTCTGAATATACCTCACATCCGCCGTTTGTAATGACTTTAGATTTAATATTGTAAATTTTATCTTTAATTATACTAAACGAAATTGTGTTTGTTGATGAATACAAAACTTCAATAGAATCATCGGTTTCAATTATAAACTGTGTCTCTTTAACATCAAAAACATCCATTGACGACGAAATAGTTATATTTGTTGCTGATACGGGAACAATATATATACCTGATACATTGTGTGAATAATTTGTTGGAAAAATTACATTCTTCACATCACCCGTTGTTAAAGATGATATTGGATAATTATAAATAAAATTTCCATATTCATTCACGCAAATAAAGTTAAGATTTGTAGTCCCATCAATAGGATTTGACCAGAGATAATTAAAAGCATACGAATCATTTGTTTGACTTAGAGACAAGTCGGTCACATACGTATTATCTGCATATAATTTAGCTATAAATGTATTGTCAATATATGGATTGCTACCAGAAACTCCATCGAAGAATAAAGACCCATTTATTCTTATAGTGCTACCACAATTAGAAAAGTTTGAAAGTTCAACAGTTGGCCCAAGAACATAGAATGCTAAGATTTCGTAATCCAAGCACCCACCTATTGTTCTGGTTTCTATTAAAATATATTTAAGCGTTCCGGTATATTCTGTTGGTATATACGCCGAATTATTTGGAACGGATGCCGAAATTAAAGACAATTTGTTTCCATATTCATCACTGTTCCAAATATCCATATACGTTACTTCAGAAGATATAACCGACGCCGATACAAGAACATTCCCAGCACTAACAACATTTATTTTAGGAGTTATTACAGTCCCCGTTTTTTTACCAAAGGGGAAGTTGTTTATTACATTTAGAATTGGTGTGGTGCCAGCTGATATAACAAATGGGGTTATCGAGAAATCTGTTGCTGATACAGCATCATAAACAACTGCGGATAGGTTGTGAATTCCAGATGGAGGAGAATTCCAATTCCAAATAAAACTACCATCAACACTAATAGCTGATGTTATTACCTCGTTTGCCGAAACTATTTTCACAACGCAATTTGAATTTCCATCAGCATCCAAAACTAATCCAGTTACAGGTATAGTTCCATCATGACAAGCTGGACCCATGGGATTTGTTAATGTAAACGTTGGGATATTATTAGCTGATATTGAATGTAAATTTGAAGTTGCTGAAGAACCATATACATCTGTTGCCGTTAAGAAAATATCATAAACCCCCCCAACATTGTTAAATATTTCCAGTTCGGCTGATACATTTATTGTTTTGCTCCAAACATCACCTATATTTGTTCCTACTCCAACACTCGTTGTAACTACGCCATTCGTTATGAAGAATTCCGCTGAAGGAACAGCTGATGAATTTGTAATATTTCCAATAAGCGTTATGTTTGTATTTTGTAACGAATACATTCCCTCGGCTGGAGGGGTTATCAGCGTTACTTCGGGGGCTTTTCTAACAGCCGATGCCAAAATTGTTGATGTTGTTGAGCTTCCACCAAATGAATCAAACACTGTTGCTGAAATAACACTTGTTCCGGACATTGGATTCTGCCACACATATTCCCACGAACCTGATGTAAAATTTTGATAAGTTTTTATTGTTCCTAGTCCTATTGTTGTTGAACTGGTATATGCTGAAATTGTGGTTACGTAATCGTTCACATCGGTCCCAAAATCTGGTTCGTAAAATCTACCAAAAATAGTTAAAGGCGATGTATTTGAATACGGCGCAGGAGATACAAACAATGAGACATTCGGAGTCTGGTTTCCATACGCCATATAAATTTCGGACTCTGCCGAACAACCTTTTGAAGTGGTAACCGATAGTTTATAGTAAATCCTCTGCCCCATTTGAAGAGAATCATAAACTTCAACATTCTTTACGACTTCCGAAACTTCAACCAAATTCCAGGTAACACTGTCAATTGATTTGTATAGCGAATAAGTTGCCGTGTCACCATGATAAAAATCAACACCCCCAATATCAAATTCAAATAACTTAGTAACCTCTCGGGTGTTTATTACCGAAATATTATTTGATGGGTGTGTTTTTGTAATCACCGGTTTTCTGCTCGAAACAACATAGAAATCTGCCGAAACACTATCATATTCGTAGTCAAATTTTGCTATGTATCTAGCGTTTTCGTTAAATGGTAAATTTGAATAATTGCTTGTCCAAACATCACCAACTGTTATATTTGAATCAATATAATTGTAATTATAAGAACCCCAATTAGCGCCATTATATTTACTCATTCCTGATTGTGTGGCCACCCATATGTTACTGTTAGTTTTTAGGATACATTTAATATTATCATCTGGAAATGATTTATATGTTTTAGTATCATATACAACCCAATTTGCAGAAACTTGCGATGCAGAAAAATCAATTCCTGTAAATTTTAACAGACCGCCATTAAACGCACCATTGACGCCTTTCCCGAATCCAAAATATTTGTCCGACCCATCAGCAAACACATATGAACATTGTAAATTCTTTAATGCGGTGGATGATGAATTTAATCCATTTGGCCAAGAAGGAGTATTATCAGGATTTGCGTATTGCCATGCAGAGGTCGTTGTGTTATAATATCCAAGGCCGCTAGTAGAACCAACATAAATATTTCCGTAAACATCAACATCAACATCAACTACATCCGGAATCGTTGGTGTAGGAACCTTTACGAATTCATCAGTAGCGCTTGAGTAAATACAAACATTCAACTCTGTTCCAACAACAAGGTTTGAATTATTGTGCTTTAATGATGTTATATATTCGTTAACCGGTGTCGAATAACTTGTAACGAATGGGTCGTTGAAATTATTTCCTACAATTTTAAGAATATTGTTAGCTGCACTCCACGACAAACTAAACCACATATTATCATTATCGTCTACAGCAATATTATTTACTTCTACACCTTCTCCAAAATTAGAAAATATCGAGTTTGTTGTGTTGTAGTAAATCCAATCATTTGACGACACCGAATTCCACTTTGTTGTATCAAAACGAATTAGCCCAGACCAATATCTATTGCTTAGACCTATAAAAGCCATGCCGTTAGAGTTCATTCCTAAACATGTTAGATTTTTATAAGGGATGTCTTGAAAATAAGATTTCCAAATATTTGTGGTCGAATCAAATCTCCAAAGTCCATCATTTTCCGTAGCAACCCACAAAACATCCGAATTATTAACATCTTCGACCATATCAACAACAACCGCCGATATTGGCAAAAATGTCCCAGAAACTGTTATTTTTCCTGTGGCCGATGTGTTTGAAACAGTTCCAGCAAATGTTACAACCCCGTCGTTACAAACAATTCCGGATGTTGTTATTGTTAGAGTTGGCGCATCAACAAGAACTATTGTTACCAACTCACTGAAACCGTAAACTCCTTGGTCCGATTCAGCTTTCGCGAAAAATTGAATAATGTTGCTTCCTGATGGGAATGTTATCGACCCGGACCACAAATCTCCATTATTTGTTAAATTACCAGCAAAAACATCTTGGCTATTGTTCTTGTAATAAACTTCAACATCCGTTATACTTCCTCCAGATACTGATGATTCGGCATTTACTACAACTGTGTTTGAAAATAAATTAGAATTTTCTAGAGGTTTCTTAATTTCGATGTTTGGAACTGGACCAATCGGATTTGCTACATTATACGCAATTAGAAGTTGAGGCTTTCCAGTTGGTGTTCCTGATGAAGAAAACCTGGAGGAATTCATTTTATAAACAATTGGAGCAACGCTGGTCTCGTTAGAGCTTGGATGGAGTTTTATTAAAAATCCATGGTTTTCTGTAGGATTCAATCGCCAATATTCAACAATATCTGACACATTAACATCAATCCAAAAGTGTTTATTATTCTGTGCGGATGTAAAATTTTCATTAAGATTTACATTTCCAAGCCAAACGTGTGCCTCGGAATCATAATCTCCACCGACCGAGCTCCAAGTTGTTGAACTTGTAGCGTTTGACCAAGTTGCTTGAGATTCCTCCCACGCCTTTGTTATTCTGTGAACCGACACATGTCCGTCGTTAGCAGAATAATTCCAGGCTCCCGATGTCTCTAAAACATTCAATCTTAAAATGGCATTACGAATACTTGTGGCTGAAGTTGGTATTCCCCCAAGGTCAAATTTCAAAAGAGACCGGGTTGTAGTTGAAGACGAACTTTTAATCTGGAGTAGATTTTTATCAACAGAATTAACGGCGACAGGATTGCTCTCTCCATCAGAGATATACACGCCTTGATTAGCACCACTTGTTGAAGTAGGCTCTAATTTGATTTGATTAACTATGTTTGGGTGATATCCAGGCATTCCCCTTCCAACATCCGTTTCTTCATTAACATCTACCCAAGCACCATCAACAAATTCTTGTAGAACAAAGTGTAAATTATTATCCAAGGCAGACTCGAGCTTAGAATACCAATATTCCGATGGTTTTGATGAACTATTAAAATAACCGGATGTAGGGGATATAAAAATTTCAGTCCCTGAAAGACCGCAATTTGACGGAATCGAAAGTGACGAATTCCAAGAAATTATAAATTTTGTATCGCAACGCCGAGAATCAACTCGCACATATTCAGCTGCTGATAAAAACGATAATGCTGGAGCGGGAGCAGCGGTTGTTGAACCTGAATACACCTCTTGCGTATACGGTATAAACCACGTAACCGAATAACCAACATTTGGCGGCAACTCTGTCAAAACAATATCGAAGTAATAATCTGTTCGGTTTATTATAGAAATAGGAGCTATGTAAGAATTATTCGATGGTATGTTTAGGGTAATTATTGGTGCTAGTTTTGAACTATCTATTACTTCGTGATTAACTCTATAAACATATGAAGATGTGTTAAGATTAACAATACCAGTTTGCCCGACACCCGAATAATTTGGATTCGGCATAATTGTAAATGGTTGTATTGTTCCGTTACCCACACCACCACTAACGATAGTTTCGGATGCCAGTCTCGACTGGCTCCATAAATATCCGACAACCCGAACGGCTGACAATGAAACAGAATTAGTATCAGTATTAGTAATTTGAAGATTTACAGAATATTTTGAATTATCATCATAACCAGCGCCGCGACAAACTTTCAAATCCAATTTAGACATTAACCACCTCGTTAAAACTATTTAGTTATTAACGATAGTAAACATATTGAGAAAGTTCCGGAGCCTTTATTCTTACTATCTCATTCTTTATAGTATAATTTACAGCATTTGTATATTCATCCATCACACTATTCTGTAAATCGTTTATGAAAGAGTTTCTAAAAATATCAACAACCAGTGAGAATTTTGTATTTAGAAAATCTGCAACTTCAATAGGGTTAGCTTTGGAGATTAGACGAATATCTTTTCCAAAAATAGAGTCAAACGAATTTGTATTAACTGAATTTGTATTAAGTTGTCTTAGCGAACACCCAACACAACTATCCTTGTTGGAAATATAACCCTGAACATAATGAAGAATTGAAGAATTTGCTTTGTTGTCTGTCGCGATAAGTTTTAACTTATTGTAAACACAATTCATCATTCCAATATAGAAATTTCTCTCACTTGGCTTAAAGTCATAGATTAAATCTTGCTCACTATCACCATCAATAAAAACCCTACAGTATCTCTTGTTCCAAATATTTTTAGACGGCCACACAATATCCGTAACAACAAATTTCTGATTTGAATAGATGTTTGGGTCAACTTTATATGTTACAGTCTCAAGTTGAGGCAAAACCATCAATATCGCTTGTTTAGTATCATTTGAATACGATGAAAGTATTTCGGAAAGAGTCCAAGAATATATATCATAACTGTTATAAAGATATGGTTCCGAAATACTTCTTATATTATCAGTTTGATTATATATTTTACCAATTGGGTCAGAATCGTATGTTGCTGAGACTACTCCAAATCCTGTTGCGCTCGTAAAACGACTATTTGTTAATGCGTCTTCGTAAAATTCATTATTCGATAAAAGTTTTATATCTGCGTGATGAACTTCTGGGAAGCTTTCAATTATCTCCAGCAAGTTTGAAATATAAACAGGAACGTCAAAATCAGCATTATTGTCAAGGTATTCATAAATGGCGTTTTTAATTTTGTTATTTGTATTTATCCTATCTGCTAATGCGTTAAGATAAACATACCCCCCGATTTTCAAATCTTTTATTATTGGCGAAATATATACATTCTTTACCGTAACCTGCGAACGATTCTTTAATTTATCATAAACTAATCCAACATCATCAAGCTCTCCAGATGATTCGAATTTTTCATCTTTGAGTGGAGTTGTTGAATCGCCTACTACTAATAAATCAAACCAATTATTATCTGCCAACAATCTATAAAAATCTTCATCTGTAGCAATGGAATCATAGGTATTAACACCATTTGTCACTGTTTTATGATACATGCTTCCAAGAATTGAAAAAAGAACAACATTAAACATTTTAATATTAGGAACAATTTTATCAACCGTCTCTTCTTGTTCACCCCAAGCAATAGCATTTTTAACAGTTATCGGCGAAGTTAATGTTTTCAAAAAGTTCACATAATCTTTTGAAGAAACGCATCTGTCTAAAGAATAGAAAATACCAGGAGCATTTACTTTCATAGATTCGATAGATTCAATATCAGCGCCGCCAGTTATGTTCTTTCTTAAATAGAAATCGACATCCCCGCTTTGGAAAGAACCAAAAGATGAATTTTGACAAAATACTAGTTTACCAACAACTCCGATTTGATTAGCTAAGGACCCAGCCGTGGATAGATATTTAACATAAAGATGTTGATTAAATGATGGGCCAATTTTACCTATATTATCATCCGCGAACAACACCTCAACCGCGTCATCCATAGCCGTTCGTATCACACAATATTTTGAAGACTTTCCAGTATCTCTTGCAGATAAGGACGAATATGTAGCATCGTTTAAGAAAGAACGACGGTCAATATAAAACTCTCCGGAGTTATCAAAATTATTCATGTCTGGAGCAAACGCGGTAACTTCCGTTTCAGCAACACCAATCCTTGTAAAATTATGTGTTACATCAATAACACCCGTTGATGAGTTATAACCATAATCTTCTGAACCATATAAATTTGAAAACCCCTTATCGGATATTTTATAAATTTGATATCTTGTATTTATTTGTGGATTGTCTGTTGGAGCTAAATCATAAGCCAACAAATCTCCCTGAATTAAAGTTATTGGCGTTTTATTATTGTCAGTAATTTGTTCATTTGGTTTAAGAACCCCAACGTCTGTTTTGTCGTAAAAATCTAATGTAATTGAATAATTCGGGTCTGTAGCAAAATTGTTTATATCTGTCTGTGTTAATGTGTAGCTTATAGAATCCTTAAGAACGTAATTATACCCATTGAATGAAAAAACTGTTCCTTTGTTTAGAATAAATGTGTTTGGTGAGGTTCCGGCGGATTTTATCTTAATTCGTATCGAAGTTGTTGCTGGAATTGGTCTCTGAACAACATATCCAAGCATTTTAGACAACATGATAACCGAACTTCTTAATTTTGCCGAATCTAAGAAGGATTCTTCCGCACGTCTTCCGATATAATAATTTGTAAAATCTGTCGTTGCTGCAAAAATTTCAACAAGAACGGAATATAACTGAGATTCTGTAAAATTAGAAAACCTCGGGTCTTTTGACATTCGCGATATTATGCTCTGTTTTATTTCGCCATAAGAAAGATTTGCGTAATTTAGAAAGTTAGATTCCAATGTTATATCCTCTTTGAACTATTTAGCATTCCTTCTATCGAACCATCGTTTATTGATTTGTGATAATACGGCATCCGTTCAAATTCAACAGTATTTCTCTTCAAATAAATTTTAGCAAATGTAAGATAATCATAAATCTTTTGAATTCTATCATTTACATCCGATAAAGATGGGTTATTTTCAACCGTGTTCACTATGACTACATTTCTTGCTAAAATATATTTACATATCAAAATATCTCGGTCGTCCATAGTAAATGGAAATTGTATTTTTTCTATAAGCCCAGAGATGAGAACATCATCTTTTTGTATTTTTTTCAAGTTATTTAATTCTCGACCAAAAGATTTATCAAAACTTATATTTCTATTCTTTTCAAAAATTATAAAGTCGCCAACAATATCTCCATTTAATATCTTTGTTTTTAATATTGCCGACAACTTTTGGCAGATTTGCCTTTTTGTTTGAACATCTTTTTTATCAGCTGGTTTGTGCCAAACATGGTCAACATAACATTGTTTTGCCGCCATAAGAATATTATTACCCGTTCTATATAAACAATCCGAAATAAAATTATCTTCACCACCCCAAGAACCATCAAATTCCGGGTTAAATACTCTTGGCATTCCCGATATTTGATAATTTATTTTTTTACATAATTCGATTGCTTGTTTGTTAAAAGCCAAGTTACAAGAATATGTAAAAATTGATTCTAATGTGACTCTACTTGAAATTAACAGTCTGGCGTTCTTATCAGTAAACGAATAATCATTACCCCACATGTTATTGATTCTCTCATCTTCTTCTCGTTCTCCGGCTTCCGTCAGCATTACCCGACGACCACATGAAACCGCTGGGATTGATGATTGATATAAACACTCGTCATGTAGTTCTACTAACTTATTCCCCGGAAGACAGTCCCCATCTGTAAAAATTATATTATTGTAATCTGGATAATTTTCAACAACATAATTGATACCAAAATCCCTAGTCATCCCTGCTGAAAAGTTAACTCCTTCGTTTTTTATCAAGCATCTGATGTTTAAATCTGTTTTTGATGATAAGAATATAGCTCTTGAATCATCTGAACATCTATCAAAAACAAATAACAACAAATCCGGTCGTTTAGTTTGTTTTTCATAGCAGCTTATAATTTTTAAAATATTTTTACCTTGATTGTGCGACGGAACAATAACAATATTCATAAAACCTTTCTATCATATTGATATTTTTTTGTTATAACTAACTTTGATTTTGGCTTTGTTTATTATAAACGGAACGCTCAAAGATAATGAATGCTCTCGTGTGTTTATATTCAACCGGCAATCTTTAGAAATCACTGTTATCCTTGGTTCAAATTTATTCAAGGACGCTATTAAAGAATCGAGAAGACGTTCCCCATTTTGTGTTGTGATATTACGAAAAACCGTCGCCATTAAAATTGAACCAAACTCCGGCTCAAACACTCTTTCTCCAGGAACCGTTAACAAAATGTTTTCAACAGATTGCAGAATTGCTTTCGAATCATAAACATCAGATTGAGTTAATGAGTCTTTTGACAAATCAATAGCATAATCCGATATTTCAAACCTATTAAGCATTTTGGAAATCCTCAGTGTAAAATACCGTCACTTTTCGTGTGTTTTTATTTTCTTCTGGTTTCGTTACATTTGTCGTATCAATCGGTGTGTTGTTGGAGATTTGAAAATTAGTATTGTCTTTTTTTATTTCGGATTTTACAGAATTAAATTTTTCTTTAGAGTCGTTAGCATCATCCGATAATTGTTTGAAAATATCTTTTGTGTTGTCTAAAGTTGTTGTTAACGAATTTAATATCTTTTCTTTTGATACTGCCCACGTTGAAGACAAAGATGTTAACGACGGTCTTGGCTTTCTTTCACAATCCATTTTCTGACCAAAATCATCTAAAAAGTTTTTTGTAGATACCGAAAAATCACAAGCAGCGAACGCACAATCCATAAAAGGCTCAACATCCTCATTGATTATTTTCAAAATCTGCGACATTAAGGCTTCGTATTCGGCAATTTTTCTTTTAATCAACCGTCCAATGTAATGAGCATTTAACCAGTAATCAGCATCTAAATATTTTTCAAACTGCTGAAGATATGCTAATAATGAATTTATAATGTTGTCTATGTAATTATTCAATAGTGTCGTTGTTGACAATCTACAAGCAATATATTCAAATAAATCATAGTTACTGTTTATTGTAACTCCATAAATTCCCAAAGATTCTAATGTTTGTTGTTTAATCGGATTTGGTCCGAATATTTCATTAGCTACCGATTCAGGAATAACACCGAATTCTATCAACTTTTTAATAGCTGGTAAACAAGAATATAACAATGAACAAAAAGATTTCCGGGCTTTAGAAGCATCCGTGTTTCTCATTGTAAGATAAGATTTTATTAGGTCGGAGATTTCTTTTGCGTATTTAACAAGAACGTCATTTATTATATTTTTTAATTTTTGAACAAGCTGTCGTATCTGGTCTAATATTTTTTTGGGTATGTCTTTCAGATTATTCAGTAATGTTATTAAAGAAAACCAGGTGTCTCTTAAGATGTCACAAACATTTTTCTCAGCATTACTCATACTGTTATTTAGAGTCTGAACTTAGTTTCGTCTTCAATTTCCGTTTTTGAATTGGTTGTTGCTAACCCTGAAGAAAAAGCAGGTTCTCCAATAAGCGACGATAACGTAGTTCTCAACAAAGCAATTTCATTAGCAAGACGAACAATTGCCGAATGAACATTATCTACACCATTAAGATTCGTGTTTGTTGATGTGTTTTGAAAATTAACATTAACTGCCGAATCAACTGAACCGGAGAATCCATCTCTCAAATTTGTCAGAACTGATTTTGTTATAGAATCAACAATGACTTCGATTGGAACTGCCGAATTAGGAACTTCTAAACCGTTTTTGTATTGGAGAATATTTCCTGGAACTGTTGGATTTACCGCATCGCTTGTTGAAAGTGCGGACGTATACAATCCAGAATCAACAAGATTTGATATCGCGTCTGCATAAACTGGATTTGTTGGGGTGGCTCCATAATATCTAGCAACTACTTTTTTAACATCTACCGACATCATTCCTCCAAAATATTGTTAAAACCGCCGGACGGACCTATTAAATCAAAATATGTTGTTTTATTGGTTGGATCGAGTAATGCTTGAGCTTCGGCTGTTGGTATTTTAAGGGTATGTAAATTGGATTTTCCTTGTGGGGAATTTAAGTCTAAAATTGTTCCAAATACTGGACTCTTAAGATGTTCTCCGTAAAGAGTAACGACATCTTCTATCTTTTTATCATAAACAACATTTATGCTATCTATAGATTCTTTGATTTCCTGAGCCATTTTTTGCTGAGTAAACGCAACAGCAGCAGGACCAGCGACCGCCATCTTCGTCTTTTCTGTAACCGAATTATATTTCTTTGTTATTTCTATTATTGAATCGGAAATAGCTTTGCCCCGTTCGGTTTCTATAATCGTTTTCATACGAGTAACTTCCGCCGTCTTAATAACATCTGTTGTTTTTATTGCTGATTTTCCTGTTACTTTTCGCCCTTGGTGTAAAGCTCCAGTAAGCGGGTCGAATGTTATGGAATTGAAAGGGCCACCAAGAATAGACGGTTCTACAGTCATCAACGGAACACCAAACTCGCTTCCAACAGTCATTTCAAAATTTTTTGCTTTTTCCATCGCGTCCGTATCAGGAACTCCGCTAATATTAACTATATTAGTTGGTCCTGTAGCAATATCAAAATTTATTTCATTAGCCAAAACATCACACGATAAAGTTTCAATTGAACATTTATCTTTTGCTGAAATCTTTGTTTCTCCACCAGCGATAATATCACAATTGCCATTTACCGCAATTTCTGCATTTTTCAAACTTTGTATCTTTGTTGAACCATTGTTTGTAATGTTCATGTCACCAAATCCCGAAAGATTAAAGTTGTTTGTGAAAATGTTTATATTCCCATAAGGATTTGTGATATTGAAATTTCCTCTAAGATTCAAAGTTAAATCACCAACATCTGTAGAGTCTGTTGTTACTTCTATAATTCCACTTTCGAATATTTTAACAAAAACTCCATTATGCGTCTTTAATGAATATTCTCCTTTAGCTCTGTTAAATTTAGAAAAATCACCTTGTTCTGTTTCCCAAAAAATCATACTGTTTGGGTAATCTTCATTCTTATCGGATTCAAAATTCTGATTAGATAAATCCATCGTTTTTGAATAATATCTTGGTTGGTAAATATCCCCATCATCAAAATAAACATTAACAACCGTCTTCTCTTCCGGGACAATAAACGAACCTTTCGCGCTTCCGCAAAAATTAAAATCTGGGAGCGACCACGGCAACAATTCTGTTTCTATTCCATCATACAGTCCCATTACACGAATACGACATCTACCGTTTCTTTCCGGGTCGTTATTATCTTCTACAACTCCATTATATCTTTGACTGTATCTATTTGCAGGCCCATCATCAACGAAGTCTCTTAATTTTTTAATAAGTGTTTGTGGTAATGTCTCTTTCATTTTTTAACTCTTTTCAAATCTTTTTGTATCATCTCGTCATTTTTTATGTTGAACCCATTCCGAAACAAAACTAAAACCATTGTATACAAACCACCATTGTATATGTTGTGATAAATTCCACCAACTAGATATTCTCCCGAGTGAATTTCGTCTATTCCAACTTTTCCAGTTTCTATATCAAATTGTTTTATAAACGACACGTCAATTTTATCCATTAGTTGTATTTTTAGATTTGGAGAAACTGTTATTGTTGTATAATACGAAAACATCATTTTTTTAAGATACTTGTTTTGATTATAGGCTAACAAATAATTATCATGAACATTGGAATTCTGCATGTTGTAGTTTATACTATCATACATTTTTCCTTTTTGATTTCTCTTGTTAATCATGTTTGTAAATGGAGCATAATTAAATGTTAAATAGTGGTCATAAAAATCAGTTCCATCAAAATATGTAAAATCAAAACCATAACCACCCGTTCTATTTTCAATTGGCATATAATCATTAAACGTATAATCACTCTTGAAATACAAAACTTCGTCTCGTTTAGTTTCGCCTATCAAATCTTGTATAACTTTATCTTGATTTCCAGCATCAATCGACAACATATCATTATTAAATGCTTTGAACTTTGTCTTCTGAGAACATTTTGTTTTTAATGTAGTATAATGAAAAGTATTATCTTTTGTTGAATAAAATATAGGAATGTCTTTTTCTTGGTAATAAGCTCTTTCTAAAACATGTTTAATAAAATTAGAATCGTTCACACTTATCTGATACCAAATCTGAGAATCATTTGATATTACATCTTCAACATAAGTTAATTGCTTGTTCTTTGAAACAACCTCACCAATAACTTGAGAAGAAGGACCAACATAAGCTGTCTGGTCAACTTCTCCAAACATATAATCCGTTTTTTGAATAGCTACCAAACTAACAAAATACATGGCATTCCCAGCGGTGTTCTTCTTTGCGACCTTGCTGCTTAAAATATCAAATTCGATTTCTACAGGATTCTCTTCTTTATCTTTAGCTAAAATTAGTTTGAGATACGAACCATCAACTATTGGAGAAATTTCAACAAAGGTTCCATTATCAACAAAATCCAAATCCAATTCAACCGCTGTGTCGAAGATAAACTCTCTCAAAGAAAGAGATTGAATCATTTTAGATAATAACTCAACACCATCGATCATCACCCGACAATAATACTGCGAACCTTCAATGTTGGTGTCTTGACGAATCATTTATTAAAATTCCTAGCAAAACTAAAAAACTCATCAATGTCTTGTTTGCTAGGAATATTTATATACTCTGAAATCTTAACCGCGTCAGGATATTGTGTTTCTTGTTCATCATCAACAGCAACATCATTCCAGATGTCTTCTATTTCTGGATTACATTTTAAGATAATCCACCAATAATCTGAAACTCCGAAGAACTTATATGAGATTTTATCTGGACGCATATAGTCATCATATTGAAGTTTGTATTGGGTAAATTCATCCTTGAAAACATATGAAGAAAATGCGCTGTTAACTAAATCCCTTTCCATAAGAGAATCTATTACTTCTGGTTGAAAATAATTTGTTCTTGAGTATTTCATGGGGATTGTGCTATTCCCGCTGCTTTTTTAGCAGCATCCCAAACAGTTTTTGCCTCGTTAGTTGAAGCATATCGTATAGCAATATCAGTTTCTTGGTCTATAACAACGCGACTTCCTTGATATTTGTTTACAAGAAACCCAGGTCCAAATATTTCAATTTGTTGATTGGCTGAATCCTCTGGAAGATACATTGCTAAAGAAGAATATAGACTTTCAACACCCAAATCAAAATCAACATATGTCGGATATTTATTATTACCCGACTTTGTAAATTCTTTAGAAAATGTAAAATCTACACTTGTTAAAACCATTTCTGCTTTCTTAAAATACGAGCCAATACTAACTTTTAGATGCGGTGGCATTTTTGTTGTAGTATTGTCTGTAATACTTTTTAATGTATTTAATCCAACATCTCCTACATTCGTCACATCTTCTGCTATTTCTGCCGCCCCTTCTCCAATAATTTTACTACCTTCTCTAAACAAAGCACCAATAATAGCTAACGGGTTGTCCTGAAGCATAACATTATTTCTGGCAATTATTGGAAGGCAACACTTTGTCAACAAGTCGCACCTCGCAATAACATTTGGGTCATCATACGCTCGAAATTTTAAATTCAAAGAAACATACGATTTTCCCGGATTAAACATTCTCTTTGAACCATAGCCAGAATAAAATCCCGTATTCCTTTGAGTTAGGTCTTTGAACACATTAAATGCCAACATATCCGGGTCGCTCCAAGAAAGAATATTATTGTATTCCGCTTTAACAGAATAAGTAAAAGCATCTTTCATAAATCCTTCAATTGTCGCTAACGGTTTTCCATCTATATTGTTTGGTGGCATTATATCTATAACAATTTTGTGTTCCTGAGCAGCTGCCAACTGTTCCGGCGACCGAACAGGCCCCGTTCCATCAGTTCCTTCGTGTCTGTAAATACTCCAACTCATTCGTCACCACCAAATTCCATTTTAACTACATTGGCTAAAGCTGGCATGAAAGTATTTATCCAAAAATTAGAGTCCGAATAAATATCATATTCTTCAATTATTTCTGGAGTTGTAGTTTTTATATTTCCTGATTTTGCTTCAGCACGTATCTTATTTGCGTAATACTCAGGCATAATGATTTCGCCCTTGTGAACAAACGCATCTTGGTCTTTATCAACATTCCAAGCACCAACCGAATACGAATTCATATAAGAAACATCAACATTCATTTTTTTGCTTGCCCATTGATAAATATCCGAAACGGTTTTCGCTATACCATTGGAATAAAATACATCGGGATTACTTGCTGCGGATTCGGGCAATATATCAGCAGCAATAGTATCTGGAGAAGATAACGCAGTTTTAATAAGTTTTGGACCACCACCAGGCCCAAGAAAATGTAATAAGTAAATATGCGGTTCTGTTATAGACAACCCACGGCGCTTAAGAGTATCCATATTATCTTTTATATAAGTAGCCCCCATTATAGCGTTTGCTTGTGGGTCCGTTCGTTCGGCTTTATCGGTCAACCCAAATTGTTCTCCATATTTCTTTAACTGCCCACGCCACGTTCTTCCTGTGAATTGAAATAACCCCGTAGCCGAAGAGGTTTTGGCTTTTACTCCTGTTTGGAAACTTGATTCAACATGAGCAAATTTAACAAGCGTTTCTAAAGGGATCCCGGTTTTTTGAGAAGCTTCTAAAAGATGATTTTTAACGGAGGAATATCTGGCACCGATTTCTGTTTTTTGAATAGAAGACAATATGTTCGCGGTTTTATATTCTTTTCCGGGGGCGATTGTTCCAGCAGTATTAAAAGTATTATCAGATGGTGCAGAATTAGAACCTCGCCTATCAACTCCAGAACTAACAGAAAAAATACTTCTGATTTCTTTTATATCAGCTAGAAAACTCTTAAATCTATTATCTATTAACGATTCTTCTCTTCGTCCTTGTTTTTTTAATTCGGCTTTAGCATCTTTTATTTTTTGTTCTTTTTTTCTATTATTTTTAGAATTAGGAACATATGTTTCGGCTTGATGCTCACCAACCACATAGGTTTTGTTTTTTACAACAGGACCACCACTTCTTCTTGTTGAAATATTAACTTTTCCAACATTCGGAACAACCATGAAAAGTCTACCATTATCCATGACGATTTCTCGAATTCCATGTTTTGTGTTTAATTTGTATGTTTGTATTCCCGGAAGTTTTGGGTCAGTAGATCGAATGATAGGATTTTTATTCCCCATTGCCGACAAATATTTTCCAGTTGACGAATCTACAATAGGCTTCCATTCATTTCCTGTATTATATTCCCAATAGATATTTTTATAATCTTTGAAGTTTGGGCGAAGTTGAACAAGCGTCCCTTTTTGTTTTTCTGTATCAATTAAATGTTCTGTCTTTGCTACCTTTTCTCTAGCTTCTCCGACATATCCACTCGTTCTCCCTTTTGTTTCTCTCATCGAATCTGAAACCATTGTCATTGATGTTCCAAGAGCAAATAAAGCAATTCCTAATGGTCCAGGTAAAAACGAACCAACAACATTGATTGTATTTCCAAAAACATTCATCAGAGTAGAAGAAATCGCACTCTGAGCACCTAGTTTATCACCGGCATCATTAAACTTTTTATAATGAGAAATTCCTGTTTTGATAGATTTGACCATATCATAAATTGAATAAACAGCACCAACAATAGGTAATGCTTTTGTTCCTACTTTACCAACACCTTTTACAATTTTTGCTATTCCGCCAAGTTTTCCAATTCCTGGAAGTTTTAGTTTCTTTAATAAAGACGCGATTGCTCCACCGCCAAGAAATGACCCAATTATACCTTTTATATTTCCAAAGAATCCACCACCCGATTTATCTTCTTTGACATCTTTCGTTTCAAAATTTGGACTATTTGAAAGATTTCTATCAATTCGCTTCAAAATAGCTATCTTTTCTTCAAACATATTACTAACGTCATCAGTTCTGTAAAAATCTTGTGACGATTGATGTGAAGTTTGTTTCTTAACATTTTCAGGAAGATTGATGTTCTTGAATGAAGCGTTTTGAATTGTTAGATGAGGAAATAACAATTTTGTAGATGCGATTTTTATAGAAGATGTCTTTTTGTCTTCTGTAACTATTTCTTTTTTTGGTTTTGACGAATGAACTAAATTTGTTATTGATTTTACAAGTTTAGTTTGAATAGATTTTAATTTGGTTGATTCTTTTTTGCTTGTTTCTTTTTTGCTTGTTTCTTTTTTTCTTCCAAGAACACCACGAAGAATCAAATTCAACTTTTCGAATTCATCTATCTGAGAATCAACTATCTTGTTGGTCTTTTCTAATTCAGTAAACACCTGTTTGTTAGCTGTCTGAAGCCTAGAAAATTCCGCGTTGAAAAATGTTCTTATATCCATTAACCAACTCCAAAGACGTTGCCAATGTTGTAACTCATAATATTTTCACTAGTTTTTTCTGTTTTAATCATAGACGCAAACTTAGGAACAAATTCATCAAGCCAAAATTCTTTTCCTAATTGATTTCTAGAAACATATTGTGGAGTTTGAGAATAAGAAACTGGTTGGTTTTGTAATTTAGAAATAGCTCTCAACGCTTCCGATTGTGCCGCAGGAATCACCATCTCATTTTTGTGTAAAGAAACCTTCATGTCTCTTGGAACATTCTTGTCACCAATTCGTCTAGCAGGTCCGGGGGCTTCTTTTGGTGGTTCTTGAACTTTTGGAATTTGTAGAATATTGTTTAACCCTAAGAACGAAAGCCCTTTATTAGCAACATCAGCACCCTTGTTGAAAATCATAGAAGCTGTTTCTTTAACAACGGTTATCGCCGGGGCAATCTTGTCCTTCGCCAAATCTATTAAATTACCAATTCCGCGCTTTATCATAGCTATCAAGTTCTTCGGCTTAAAAAACTCTAAAACCTTCTCAAATGAATCAGAAAAATAGTTAAATCTATTTGTTACCATTTTATTCTGGTCTTTAATCAATTCCAACACACTATCAAAAATCTTGTCGTCGTTTCCATATTTTTCGTTGTGAGAAATTAACTTGTTGTTTGGAATGATTCGGCCTGTCTCTCTTGGTGTGAAAAGCTCCGGGCCTTTCTCACCAACAATATATGGTTTTCCAGAAATGACAGACCCACCTTTTTCTCTCGGTTCTGCGTTTCCAACTTCATCAAAATCTTTTGTGAATAATCCCGCTTTTATAGAATCATAAATTGTGTAACCAGCGCCCGCTAAAGCTAAACCAATTAACAATTTTGGATTCTTTAATAATTTGCCCGAATCTTTTAATAAGGTTGATGGTTTTAATTTTGAAAGCGGCTTAAATAAGGAACCTAACTTTTTGAATTTAGATAATCCAAACATTCCTCCGACAACTCCACCAACTCCCGCTTCGGCAGCACCCGCAAACATTTTTGATAAACTCCCAATACCCGCAAACAAGCTATCAAATAGGCTTGCTCCAGAACCACCTGAGAAATTTAATTTGTTTTCAATACTCTTTAATAACTCAATCTCATCACCAAAATAATTAGAAGCATCGTCGGTTCTGTAAAAGTCTTGGCCTGATTGTTTTTCTTTTGATGAGATGTCTATGGGGAATTTGAAGTTCTTGGAATTGATTATTAAATTCCCTCGGACTGTTAAATTTGAATTGGTTATTGAAACCTTCTCAAGAGATGGGTTTTTAATCTTTGGCTTTTTAATTGTTTCTTTTACAACTTTTGATTTTGCTGCTTTTTCAATTGACAGTGTTGTAGATTTAAGAAAAGATTGTATTGTATTGTCTTTTTTATTTGTTTGTTTCTTTTCTTCTGTCTTTTCACGAAACAAGTCAAGCTGGTCAATAGATGTTCTTAAAGTCTTTACTAATTTTTTGCTTTTATCTGTTAGCTTAGTTTGAACTTCATTTGTATTTTTAATAGACTCTAACTGCGAGGACGCAATCTTGTTGCTCGCAGCTAAAGCCTCGTTTAATAAATTTGTAATATCGGATGGATTACCTGCCATGTAAGTATTTAGATTTTGCTAGAATTAAACAGCAGAATCTATTAGAGATGTTAATGTTGGTTCTATAAGAGTTGCCCATTGGTCATATCCACTTGAAGAAAAGTGACCACCATCACCAAACGAATAATCTAACAACCATTCGAGTGTAGAAGAATTCCAAATACCACCGTCGGATTCTGATAATATAGAATTAACATATATTGTTTTTAATGTATCTACAGCTGCCCGGTAATTTGCTTTTTTTGCTTGGTCAGATGAAATCATTGTCCAAGTTCCTGGAATTATAACCCAAAATGGTTGTGCTGGCATAATAGATTTCGCAAGAGCGGTATCAGATAACGCCTGTCCTCCTTGGTCAGGATAACCATAACCATCATTATAGTTGTTTATAGAAATTCCTTCATAAACAACACACCTCAAATCCAAAACCGATGCTATTTTTTGCCACATCGTTAAAATTGACGGAGTTGGTAGCCCTTGAATACCTAACTGTAATGGAATATATGGTTTATTATTAGTAATCCAAATTTCTTCAAGTCGGGTTGCTAGGCCACGACGACCGTTTATCCCACCATCATCTCCGAAGGTCTGAATATGAGAATCGCCTATTAACGGAATTGTTACCACGGGCGTTCCTAAACCAGAAAAACCAAACAACAAATTAGGCATTGTGCCGAACGACTGCGAAGTCCCTGTAAGAGTAAATGAAGAAGACGGAAGAGTTGAAAGAATTTGCTCATCGCCATTAGGTTCCCAGCCTGTTGATTCATATGGAACGCCCCACAATCTCTGTTCAGCACCCGCAGATAACTCAACAACAACTCTGCATGAATTTACCAGCGTTGTTTGTAATTGAAACCCACCGGCAGGAGTTACTTTAGTAAACCCTGGGTTTGTTTCTGTTCCGGCGGAAACTGTTCGTGTGTTATTAAAAATAGTCACAAATCCAGTTGATATGTTCTCTGTTAACTCGGTCGCTGTTGAATTTCCAACATACATTCCTACAATTTTATAAGAGATGGCGCCTGTAGAAATCCCCCACACATCCAAAGCCGTAAAAGTATTACCCCCAGGAATATAAACATCGCAAATATACGCTTTAGATGTTTCTATATTAGACCATTTTCGCAATCCGCCTGGGGAAACATAGGTATAAGAAGTTGCCAATGATAGATAACTTTGAGTTTCTGTTGTTGCTGTTATAATACCTGTTGAACTTGACAATCTAACGTTATTTCCTCGAAACTCATACAGAGTTGTTTGTTCCAAGCCAGTAATGTTAGTCGTTACATTAGTTATTCCCGAAGTTGATAACAACCAAGACGAAGAACCAGATTTTCTATATTGTAAATCCCATGATACCAACGTAGCAGATTCTGGGACGTTAATAGTTACCGACGCAGTAGTTGCAGTGACTGCGCTTGTTGATAATGTGGCACTTTCCATGGTGCCATCTTTAGAAATAAAATTTGAGTATACTTTCTCCGTGTTCATCAAATCATACCTTTTAATGTTACATTTCCACTAGTAACATTGAGTCTAAAATCTTTAAGTTTTCCTTCATACACAAGAATCTCTGACTCCGAACCCGTTGATGTAAACGTATAAATATCGGTCCAATTGGAACCATCAAAAGTAATTTGGACTGTTCCCGATGACGCTGACGTTGTTATGATTTGAAACGTAACATTTCCTAACACCGAGTCTTCTGGTTGCTTTGCGAACATCTGAAAACTGGCGGATTGTGAATTTTGTATAATTGCTGGCGAAACTCCTGATGTGTTCATTGTATACGAATAAGTTGCCATTTAGTTTACCTCTTTAATCTAAATGTATTTATCATTTTATATTCTATCTTCCCACCAAGAATTATCGGGGTCTTTTGGAGCACATTCTGTAACTCCTGGTTCATACAAGAATTTCTTTTTCTCTTCATCTATTACATCATTTAATCCATAGATATCCATTACACCAACGCCCGAAGCAGATGTGGTTATATAATCTCCAGCATTAACTAAATCTTGGCTAATTAGATAACCTTTGTTCTTAAATTCAACCAATTGTAATGTCCAAGTATGTTTTCCTTGTAAGAATATTTCATCTTCTTGTTTGACCATATTAACTTCGTAGAATTTGTCATTATATTTTGCGTAAACAACATCTCCTATCTTAGGTTCATAACTTGGATAATAAGCTGATGTTCCAGAAGAAGAAAATTGAGAAGCTACAGACATATGGAGCATGTTGATGTAAATTGGGAAGTTGTCAATAACAATAGTTCCAAAAGAAGAAAACAACTTCTCTTCTTTTGGCAATTCGTAGTGCGCATTGTAATCAAAAGCTCTTTCAATTATTCTTGCGTTATCTTCTCCGTATAATGTATCTGCGGAAATGGAAACTGTGTAATATCTCATAGGAACGGCGTGATGATTATACCCTTCCATTTCTAAAACATCATAAAGTTCTCTTTCACAATCATATGCGGAGACGCATTTTACGAAAAAGTTTTTATTTGGTAGAGGATTCCACTGGTCGTAGTGAGACATCTTAGATACCCAAATATAAATTTTTAATATCTAAGAATTCTTGTTTCATCGACGAACACTGTTCTGTTAGGAACTGAAACCTCTCATCTCCACAAGCGTAAATTTCCGAATAACCTTCGGTATTTTCTTTGTTCAACAACCAATAACCAAAATATTTTAAATTTTGTGCGGCGTTAAAATCTCTATCATGTTCTGCTCCACAATTTTTACATTTCCATTCTCTATCACTTAATTCCAAATCATTTTTCTTAGCACCACAACATGAACAAAATTTTGAACTTGCATAAAACTGAGGAGCCTTAACTAAATGAATACCTTGAAGTTCGCATTTGTATTTTAGTTGTCTTTGAATCTCACCAAAAGACGCATCTAAAATCGCTCCAGCTAGTTTATGATTCTTGCTCATGTTTTTTGGTTTTAATGTTTCTACAACCAACATTTTTATTTCGGATTTTGTTAGTGATGATGTCATTTTGTTTGAACAATCTTTTCTAATGTTAACAATTTTTCTATGAAGTCTTTGTAGTTTGGTTTTTGTTTTATTCCTATTTTTAGAACCAATTTTTTGTCTGGCTAATTTGCGTTGATATTTCTTTAATTTCATTTGATACTTTTTATAAGCTTTGGGGTTTGAAAACACTTGCCCGTCGGAACAAATTCCCAAATCTTTGATACCCAAGTCCAAACCAACAATATCATGTTCTGATAAGTTTATTAGTTGTGGAAGCGGCCCATTAGTTCTTTGTTTTCCTTCAACATAAAAAGAAGCAAACCATCTATCAGCTTCTCTTGTTATGGTTATACTTTTTACCGGAACTTTTATATCCGTAGCAAATCCCTTTCTTTTCATTCTAACTTTACCAATTTTAGGAAGATAGACATGAGAGAAGTCTACAGATGTCGCCAAAACTCTGAAAGAATCTTTGTTCCCTTTCTTACGCTTAGGATAATTTCCAAACCCTTTAAAGAATCTTTCAAAAGCCGCCTGCAAATTTAATAATGCTGTTGTTGGTGTCCACTTTGAACATCTATTCATCCAGTCTGATTCTTTTTTTATTGGAACAAACTCTTTTTGCCAATCAAATGCCGACACTTTAGGTTTAGGCGTTCCATTTGTTTTTGATAGTTCATATTCTTCAGAATGTTTTTCCAAAGCCCAATTATAAGCATAACGCGCGACACCCGCATTCAAGCGAAATGCTTTAATTTGTTCAAGATTCGGTTTTAGTTCTATTTTATATGACGTTATCATTTTTATATAGTTATTTATACTGGTTTATTTGTAATTATTTACAAAATTGACGTTTTGAACTATTTCTTTCCTAACATATCCATTAGATTAACATTTGAATTTTTGTTTCCACTCATTGCTTCATTTCGTTTTTGAATATATGAGTCAAGGCGTTCTTTTAATCCAAGAACTTCATAAAAATCTCTATCTTCAATTCCGGTTATGTTAGCGTGGACCGCAAGAGCAAATTCAATATCAAGCAGTTGGTCTATGCTGATACTTGGGAAGAAAGAACTCTGGTTGAAATCGAACCTCCATTAGGTTTTCCTCCCCACAGACTTCATTAGAACACTTTGCTGGAATAACTGGAGAAATTCCAATGTCAAATTCTTCCAAATAAGATTTAATAAACGCAAAATCTTCAACAGATAGCTGATTAAGATATTCATAAACATACTTCAACGACATCTCTTGACCATTGATAGTTTTAATCATGGAAGCCATTGATAAGATATCTTCGTCCAAATTTTTGTTCATTTTTATCATCTGATTGACTTTGTTTTCATCTTTGACTTTCGGAAAATTGATAGTGATTGTGTCTTCTACATTCAAAAGTTTTATTTCATTGTTCGGGTCAAATTCTTTATCGGTCAATGTAACTACTGTAAGTTTATCCATTGTAAACAAATAATGATTCTTAGCTCCACAATGCGAACAAACATACTCGGTAGAATACCCTTCGTTCTTATAAGTGTTAGCACGAAGCCAAAAAAGAATGTAAAGTTTATCTGCTACGTAAAGTTCGTTGATATCAATACCAGAAATAGCATTCTGAAGAATCTCGCTGATGATAAATGCGTAGTTAGTGTCATTCATTCCCGCTAAAAGTTTGACTTCTTTTACTGTCAGCGGTCTTCCGTAAATCTTTGTGTTTACTGGATAAAGACGATAATCTGTTGGAATTCCTTCAATTGGAAACATGTTTGATTTGGTTGTGATTGTCTTTTCTTCGGGTGCGACGAATTCTTTTACAATTGGTTCGCGCTTTCTTGTCTGAGCCATAATTATCCTTTCAAGCTTCTATAATAGTATATAGGGAAATTAAACCGTTTGATTCACCGCACCCCGATTGTCTACTTCGTGAAAATGGTCTGCGTTGAATGTGATGTCGTAAAAGATTTGCTTTCCATCTTCAAAAGCATAATTGGCAGTTGATGCTTTAAGATAGTAACAGTTCTTGAAGTAAACCTTTCTTACATTATCACCATTTGCTTGATAGATAGAAACGATAATGTTACTAATTACTGTTTCGTTATATGGTCTGTGAAATCCATCAACATCTATATTTCTATTCACCAAATCTCTTATTAGTTTTTCAACACTCCCTGACGAATCTTCTTCAAATTTGATTGTAAAGTCAAATCCATTATGGTCCAAAACCGGAAACGATTTAACGAATGGACCAACTTGTTTATCTTCTTTCTTAAACGCATAATTAGGTAGTTCAACAGAAACGGCATGGTATGATTTTACCCAAGAAAAAATAGGGTCCGCTCCTTCGGAATCTTCAAAATAAACAATAAAATTATACGCTCTTTGGATATCCTTGAAGCGATAAAATTGGGCGGTTCTACTTGTTAGCGAACCGCCATCGTTTAGGAAATTTCCCCTATCATCCGCCATTTATTAACTTGCGCTTTCCTGAACATTCATCTTAAGTTTTGGATTAGGTCCACCGATATAAGGAGGATTATCAGTATCACCCATCAGCCAGAAATCAAACTGGAACGTAGCGTTATATTTAACAGCTTCATTTGTTGAATAATCCAGAGTAACATCATCAACGTTCTGTAACCAAGCGTTGTAGAAGTAAACCGAGTTTTCAAAAACTTCTCCGTTGTAACGAACAGGAGTTACGCGAATCACGTCAACATAAGCATCCGATTCAGAAGTTCCGCGTTTCTTGCCCGAGTTAGCATGACCCTTGGTAACATCAAAAATCATCTGATGCCAATTGTAAAGCCAAATTCCGATTCCCTGAGATTCTGTCTCTTCAAACTGAATCTGAGTTGTGTTAGAAAACGTTGGCTTTCCAGGGAAGAACTGTTTCATCGCACCGAAGTTTGATTCAATAGTTTCATGTCCACGCTGAGGAAGAACGCAACTACGTGCTCTTAGAGTTACATCTTCTGATTTCCAGTTGGTTCCAAGAGCTTTATCATATCCAGGAAGCTGTTTGTTGGTGAAGTTCATAATCTCCACCTCAAACATAAACGAACGTTCAATATCAGCAAAATTCTTGATATTCCGTCCTTCAATAAACATTGGAGAAATTCTAGCCATTTCCTACTCCTTATTCGCTGACCGTGACGGAATCAGCAGTTATAATCACCTTCAAGTTAATATATTCAATCGCATATGTTGGCTGAATATACAAATCAACATTCAAAATATTCTGAGCAATTGTTGTTTCTGTGTTGTTAGAATCATCTGCGACAACTCTAAAAGATTGAACACCATCACCAGTCTTAACACCCGACATGAAGTTGTTAATCAAACTAGAAACACGCTCTCTTGTCTTTGGAGAGTTACCCTTAAACAAGAATCCAGCAAGAATGTTTTCTACGTTTCGTTCAACATACAGAAGCATACGACGAACGTTGATTCTGTCTCTTGCGGTGTTCTTAAGTTGAGCAGTCTTCTGTCCCCAAACATACTGAACTCCCGCGATTCTCTTCACGCTGTTAATGTTGTAACGAGAGTATAGGTCACCAAGCTCAATATCAGAAAGAGAAATGTTCTGTTTTGCCGCAGGAATTCCACCAAAATCAGTTCCGGCAGGAGCATCCCAACGATTAGCAACTCTATCAGTTCTTGCGATAACCGAAGCCGCAAAAATAGAGTTAGGAAGCCAAACACGAACAGCATTGTATGGGTCATAAACCTGCTGCCATCCACAATATTTTCCCCAATAAGAAGGATTCGAAACAGTTCCCGAACCAGGGCCAGCAAAATCGGCTGTGAGAATCGCACTCTTCGTTACATCTGTCAGCTTACCAACGTTTACCGGAGCAAACACATCCATTCTCTGAGAAATCACACTATCAACCACAGAGGCTAATGTAGTATCAACAGCGTTTGTATTAGCGGTTCCGTTGTAAGGAGTCACATCAAAAATATCAATTGACTGAGAAGACTTATTAGAATAAAATCTCCAAGCAGCTTGATAACTTGCGGCTGCTTGTGTAGCAAATGTAGTATTGACACCACCAGCCAACTGAAGATATGTTGGTGTGTAAGCTGGCATAACCAGATTTGATTTTACGTAAATATACGCCGAATTACCGTTAACAATTTCTTCAACGAACATGCTGTTTCCAGAATTATCAAGAACAGTGTAATCATGAGAAACATAGAAAGACTCAGCAGGAGCAGCAGAAATAGAAGACCAAAGAGAAGCGAAAGAATCACTGGTATTCTTAACATAGACGTTAATCTTGAAAATGGATTTCCACCGTGCGTTTGCCGCAGATACGTTTGCTGGTTCATCATATTTGTATACCCAATCTACCAAAGCCGACGTGCTTAAAGCTGTCATCGCCGGAGTAATTACTGAAATCGCAATGTCATTTCCCCAAACTCCCGGAGCATTTGCGTGAACATCCAGAGAGGAAGCAATTGTTGTAAAATCACCAATATCATTAGGACTGTAACCTTCTGGATATGTGGTAATTGCTGAAGATGCCAATGCTGTAACCGGAATCGAAACGCTTGTTGCTGAAGTTGCAGAAGTTCCCGAAAGACCAACACCTGAATACACTTCTGTTCCATTAGTAGCACGAACAAAGTAAACATTAGATGTCTCTTTCAATACTTCTCTCGCAGCATAAATTCCGTAGTCGATTACTTGAGTGCTCGGAATTCCTCCCGAAACAAGTGGCGCACCAAAAATGTTAATCAAATCTTGTTCACTCTTTACTAAAACTTTTGAGTTAACTATTCCTTTTCTGGCCAATCCAACGGTAGCAACTACAGTGCTGTTATCAACAACATTTACCTGCGAGTTATCTACTTCTGTAGTATTGATACCAGGAAGCCCTGTGTATGCCATATTTATTTTTCTCCTATCTTATAACTGTATTTAGTGTTTTATAAATTTCCGAATAATCCACTATCTGGCTTATAATCCGATAAACTTTTATAGTTTCCAAGATTGTAATCATCAAAATCTTTTCCAATAAAATTATCATCTAATATGGCAAAATTGTCAAATTCGTTCTTTTCATTCTCACCTGTTTTTTTTACCGAGGACGAATCAAAGAAATCGGTGTTCACATAATACAATCCCCAAATCAAACTCGTAACACAATCATCATTCTCATTAGCACCCTCAGCATGATAAACGTTAGGAGAAACTTCAACATAACGAGACAGTTCGTAAATAGTTCTCTTGTCACAAATACTCAACCAACCATTCTCAAGATATTTCTTTAGAAGCAAATTACCCTCAAGCTTTGATTTTCTAGTGGCCCGAATTCCATATCCCTTCTTGTCACAATTCAACAAACGGTCAAATTCCTTCTTGTTCCACAAATCACTACAAAATAATTCACCAACATCATTAGACTCAGCCATCACTTCACACTCATTGTAAAAATCCGAAATGCCAATAGTGATTTCCTCTAACTTGTCTATCTTGATGTAGTTAGAACGGAAAACAGCTACCTGATGAATTTCATACTCTGATACAATTTTTAGAACTTGAATAACAGAATAATCATTTCCAGAACCCTTGCCTGGGTCGACTCCTAAAATGTATTTCTCACCTTCAATCGGCTGCTCGTAAATCTGTAATGCCCCGGAATAATGCGAAATGTCAATCGGCTCTTTTGGATTTAATTCTTCAAGTTTGTCGGCGTCAATCAATTGAGATGATGAACCTAAAAATTTGCAGTTAAATTCTTGTTGGAAACGGGCAGGGCCGCAATCTCGTATCATATCTTCTTTCCACTTCTCATCTCTATCAGGACGCGAATACCATGGAATTTTTACAGAATAATAATTATTTTCATTTAATGTTGCTTTTTTATAAATGTCATAAAAATGATTTAATCCGTTTGGAGTTGAAACCATTATAATTTTTGATTTTTTACCAGAAGATATTGACGGATAAACTGAAGAATAAAAATCTTCCCAAATGTGGTCCGCCACATGAGCTGCCTCGTCAATTAAAATTTTGTTAACTGAAAATCCTTTGAGTGCGTTTCCTGAAGTTGCTTGTGCTATCAAACGAACTCCATTTTCTAAAGCTGTGGTTTTTTTATTCCACTCTATAACTCCTCGCTGCATCCACAAAGGAAGTAAAGAATATGACATTTGTATTCTGCTTAAAATTTCAATTGCGGTTGATTCTTTATTTGCTAATATTCCAATTGTTTCGTCTTTGTTAAATAAAGCAGAATGTAAAAGATAAACCGTTGTTATTGTTGTTTTTGACATTTGACGAGCTGATAATACAATAACATGTCGTTTATCGTTTGGAGGATTTGTCATGACTTTCAATAATTGTTTCTGAAAACTCCACAACGGTATTAACATTTTTCCACTATCTAATGTCATGATATAGAAATATTTTTCAGCCCAATACAAAATATCCTCTTTACATTTTATTATTTCTTTAATCATTTCTTGTGAATATTCAAATGTTTCTCCGGCTGCGCGAAGTGTTGGGTCGCCATTAAACATTTTTGCGTCCTCCTGGTTTTCTTTCAGCTGGTTCAAACCCCCAACCTAATTCTCTCCATGTCTTTCCTATCATTTCTTCTGTTATCTTTTGGTCTGTTATTTTGCTGAATATTTTCACAGTATTGTTGTTTTTAATTTTACACCTATCGTATATACAAACTTCCGAATTTCCTATTGCTTCGGATGCCGATTTTAAAGAATCAAATTTCCCAAACGGAGTTACATAATATCCTTTAAACCAAGAACTTTTATCCCCAACATTTAATCCTTTTAACGATTCTGATATATTTTTACATTGGTCATCCGTTCGTTTACTGCCTGTATTTTTTTCGGCGGTTTTTCTAATCTTCTCAGGGTCTCTATTTGTTTTTTGGTTTTGTGGGCATTCCCTTCCAGTTAATGACATCGAAACCTTTCTACATCTTTCCGGGTCTTTGTTAGCTTTTTTAGAAGCTTCTGAATTCTTTAATGCTTCAGACATTTTCTTAGAATGCTCTTTGGATTTCATTGTGGTTTGAAATTTTTCAGAATTTCTATTTCCGTTAGATATTTTTTCACGAACCTCTTCTGATGACATCGCCGCTTTATGCGCTTCTGATTTTCTTAACGAATTAGATAGTTTTCTAGCTCTTTCTTCGGAATGAACCACCTGTTGAAAAACTTCTGAATTATTCAAGCCATTTTTTATATTTTGTTTCCACTCGTCTGTTAATGGAACCCCTTGGCGTTGTTCTCTTAATTTCTGTCTTGTTTCTTCCGTGTGAGTTTTACCCCAAAATGGATTTAATTCCCCCGGAAGACCACCTCCGAATCCACCCAAACAGAGATTATAAACATCGTCTCTTTCGATGAATTCCTCGTTAACAATTTCTCTTTCTTTTTTAGTAGCTTCTTCTTGTGTTTCAAAAACGTGAAGAATTTCTCTTTTGAAGTTTTTCTTTCCATGTTTTTCAATTGCTTTTTTTAACAGATATCCACTTCCTAGATAAGAATCTTTTTCTATATTTTCCGAAGCGTGGTAGCCAATATAAATTTTCCCATTTATCAGATTTGTTGTTTTGTAGATATAGAATTTAATTTCGTTTTCGTTCATATATAATGCATCCCTCTACATTTATATATGTCTCTTTTCTAATCTTTCTTATAAAATTTTCTGTAAATTTCTGATGTTAGACCAAAATCGAGTAGGAGAACTTTTCCATTTTTTTGACCCCAGCTCGAGATTCTGACCATATCTCCAACTGACAAATCGTAATCATCTATTAGTTTTGCTAATTCTCTCAGGAGTTTATTGTTTTCTATTTCTATTTCTTTTTTTGAATCTAAATCTACTTTATTTCTTTTTTTGTCTTTTTTGTATTTGAGCAATTCGTAGAGTCTTGTTATAGAAATGTTTGCCAGTGTTTTGAATTGTTCTATTGTGACTGGTTCGACTTTTTCAAACACAGACCAAGATGAATCTTCAGAAAATTTGATTAGATTAGGAACACAATCTGGTTTTATCAGCCCAATGGAAATTTCTACTTTATTTTGTTCTATTCCTTTTTGATTTTTGGCAATTTTAATAACAGATTCTCCAAAATCAAACACGTTTCTTGATGAACCTTTTGCCAGTTCGTTTAAGTGTGTTCGGCAGTAGAATAGTTTGTTAGAAATTGTTTTTTGATTGTTTAGTTCGTCTATTGAAAATGGGTTTATTGACTGGATATATTGGAAGTATAACATGCTTTCTATTATTTATAGAACTTGAAAATACTAAATACTCTTATGGAAAGCTACGGAATAGACACATATTTTATTCAAAGAGGAACCTCCGCCTGGGTAGAATGTGACACTGTTTGTTATCATTCTAAGAATCTTTTCAACCAAGCTAACTATCGTATCAGACAACAGTGGTTTAATAATCATAAATACATCAACAATTTTGAACTCCAAAAACAACTACAAAACGAGAAATTAGAATGCTACACAAATCTTCCCGCCAAAGTCTCACAACAAGTTATACGGGCGTTGGATGTAAGTTGGAAATCATTCTTCGCCGCACTAAAGTCGTTCAAAAAGAATCCCAAAAAGTTCAAAGGTAAACCTAAACCGCCCAACTACAAAGATAAAGATGGACGAAATTCCGCAACTTTTGACCTTGGTGTAATTTCCGAAAAATATCTGAAAGAAAATCAATTAAAATTTGTTAGAATAAATCTTTTCATTCAACTCAGATTGATAGAAGAAGTAGACCAAGATGGTGTTGTTACCTACAAAACAAGACTAAATCTAAGAGATGTGACACTAATCCCAAGAAATGACGGCTACGAAATCGTTGTCAAATACAAAAAAGAAAAAGAACCATCTAAAATCTGCGGCGAATATTTTGCAGGAATAGATATTGGTTTGAATAATTTAGCTACTATCATAACTAATAACAAAAAAGCCGATTCTTTTATTATCAACGGCAAACCTTTGAAAGCTCTGAACGCATACTACAACAAAAGAGTTGCCAAATTAAATTCAAAGATTGACATAACAAAATCTAGAAGAGAAAAGAAAAGACTTCAAAATGAAAGAAAGAAATTAGTAAGAAAGCGTCACTTCAGAATCAAACATTACTTACATGAGACTTCCAAGATGATTGTTACTCAATTAGCTTCTTTAGGTGTTCAGACTTTAGTAGTCGGCAAAAACACTGGATGGAAACAAGAAATAAGCATCGGGACGAAAAATAACCAAAACTTTGTCTACATACCTCACGCCAAATTCATTGATATGTTGAAATATAAATGGGAACAAATTGGCGGAACTTTCGTAACTCAAGAAGAAAGCTACATCTCAAAATGTTCTTTCCTTGCCGGAGAAGCGGTAGAGAAACATGAAACACATTTAGGCAGAAGAGAGAAGAGAGGATTGTTTGTTTCCGGCCAAAATAAGAAATTAAATGCTGATATTAACGGAGCTGGGAACATTTTGAAAAAAGGAGTTAGCAACGCTTTTGACCTATGGTTGGAAGATGAGCTAATTAAAGGGTTTTGTAATTACCCTCGGAGATTAACACCTCCTCAGAAAATGAAATATGTTTCTGAAAATGTTTGTAAAGAAAAGATTTAATTTTATCTTACAAAACAAAATTATTGGAAAAAGTTCATATTTTTTTAATTATAATCTGTTCTATTTCTTTTCTCGATTTTTCAACGATGTCTATTTCACACAATCTTGAAAACCATTCTCTTGTCACTAAATTTTGTCGGTCTTCAAGAACAGACATTAGACTTTCATAATCTTTTGATTCCATGATGATAAGGAATTTATCAAACCACGAGCGTTGCTGTTTCTTAACAACAGATTCGGTTAATTTACCATAAAATCCTTTATCGTAGTATTTTCGAAAAACTTCTTCGAAAATATCTAACTTGGATTGTTTAACAGATGCCTGATAATATTCCTTAAATCTCAAGTAATGCTCCTGGCTTTGAATTATTTATGCTATTAGTTTTTAACATTATCCGTGTCTTGGTCAAAATTGACTTCAATAGCATTTAATTGAGAATTTTGTTGAGCTTCGCGAATCATTTTATCTATGTCATTTGAATTTAGGATATACGAATTATTAACTGTAACCGGTCCGGTGATTTGATTTTTTGTGACGCCAGTTTCTGTTTCTCTTACTGTCATTCTTCTTTCGGCAATAGAAATATCTACAATGTCTCTATTTAACTGTCTTAATTCTCTTAGCGCATTTTGAATTGTGTTACAAACAAGTGTATAAACTTCAAACATTGACGCTTTTGTTCCTTGCTTCATTAGTTCGTCTTCTAAACGTGTTTTTATGTTTTGATTTGAAGCGATTAAAGATTTCAATTCAAATTCTAAGTATTCTTTATCTTCTAAAGAAAATGCTTTCTTTTTAGCTTTTTCTTTAGTTTTTTCCAACGCTTGAATTTCGTTGTTAATATTTGGTATGTTTAATTCTGATTCTTCTGGTTTGAAACTCGTATTTAATGCTTCAGATATTAGGTCCATTTGGTTCTCCTGTAATTATATATGTTTTTGGTTTCTAAAAGCAAAATTAAATACAAATTTACTATAATCAAAGTCTTTATATTTAACTCCGGGAAGATTATTCTTGATAGCATATTCTTCTAGTAAATTATACATAGTATCAATTGTTGTTTGATAATCTTTCTTTTTATTTGTTGGGTGCCATCTATGAAAAACAGTATGCTCTGGTTTAATTGATAATATACTCATATCCAAAAACATCGAAATCAACCCAACAATAGTATCTTCTCCACCGTATAATCCATCACAAGTCGGCGAAAATATTCTTTTTTTTCTGGTTATATCGTAGTTGACATTTATTATATTGATAGCCGCGTTAGGAGTTATTCCAAGACAACACGACCAAATAATCATACCGGGTTTAGATAGACCACGGTTTGTTATTATCATATTACCATCTTTGCTGAAAATTTTATCACGCAGCCACGGAATTGAAACGCGGGAATCCTCCTCAATTCCACCAAATTCGGTTTCTAGATTGCGACTAGCTATTACAATTCCATTATTGTTTATATAAAAAGCTTTAGCAAATTCCTCAAACAGATATGGTGACGGTGAGCAATCTCCGTCTAAGAATATTGCCGGATACTTGTTGTGTTTTTCCCACGCTAAATCTCTACAATATCCCGCCATAAATCCATCACCGTCATTATTGATAATTATATCCACTGTATTTGTTTTGGCAAATTCATTGATTATTTCTTCCGAAGTATCACTACACCTATCAAGAACAAAAACAAAAATCTCAGGTTTGTATGACTGCGACGAATATGCCTGAAGAATATCTGGAAGATTTTTGGATTGGTTGTGGATTATTGTGATTGTATTAAATTTAGCCCGCATATCTACCTGCACAGAAAGCATACCACTTACCGCCATCATAAACAAAAACAGTGTTTCCGGTGGGGTCGTG